GTGATTGTCTTGGATTGCAGTCAAGAAAGCTCTAAATACTAATAGGCTAGCACCAGCTGCTCCTTCACCTGGCTGATCCGGGCTATCTACTTCGATTGTTTCGATATTAAACTTGATTAAGTCCTTTGGTACAGTGTCTCTAGTGTAATCGTATCTCGGTATAATATCCTGGTAGTTTACCATGTCTTGACCTATCTCGCTTATATCAGAGTAATTTACTCTTAATCTACTTGGAGATCCAGGATCACCTGTTCCATACCCTTGCGAAAGATTTTTACCGTTTCTATAATTATCGTTGTAAGGTACCTTACCTGCAGCGAAGGGTAGCTCCTCTACTATAGTTTTTCTAAAATCTTGCCTTATGCTTGAGATTCCATTTTGAGACTTTTCTCCTGCTGATTTTAAACCCTGGTAATTTAGTGCGTAGGTAAAGTTGTGTATTGAAACTTCATCTTTCTCTATACCAAGTGGAAATATTTTTAGATCTGTGTAATCAACTCTTGGTAGAGTACTTCCTGTATTAAAGGTTTTAAGAATAGTTGGGTTTACAGTTGGAGTATCAGCTATGTTAAGTGTGTATAGGTCTACCAAATTTTCCTCTGTAGGGAATATTTTTCTACCTGATAGACTGCCTCCGTTGTGATTTATATCTGCAAGTAGTGCTACATTGTAAGCAACTGTGTTTGCTCCACCTCTAGCTCTTACTTCTACTGTGTCTCCTGTAATAACTCTCCTATGTATAGTTGTTAACCCTATACCTCCTATCGAAGTCGGTCCGCCAGCATACTGAATTAGTAGGTTAGGATTACTTGATATCGCTAACTTAGTCATTGCTTTTTTAGTAGCTGCATCGCCAATTACACCTAGTATCTTTGATTGATATAAGGTAACCAATCTCCTAGGATTATTGGATAGAGTCTCACTAGCTACATATTCATACTTAGCCTGGAAAGGATTTATTGGTACCGTTCCATGTCTATCGAAATGAAACCCTGTACCCTGTACACCGACCTGGGCTAGTGTATTCAAACCTCCATTATAGATTCTAGTATTTTCAAGGATACCAATTGACGATAAATCCGAACCAAAACTAATACTGTCTCCGGTCTGTATCTTAGGATTGGCTAACTGTAGAGCTTCTTGTTTGGCTATGAATAAAGGTCCTCTGGACTTATCCTTGAAGAACTTACTGATACGTAATTGATCGTATTTAGCTGCTTGACTAGCATATGCACCTCCTTGGTTTAGATCAAAACCTGCTCCAACGCCAGGAAAATCCAAGCTATTTTTATTGTTTTGATAGTAGTTTAGTTCTTCTTTGGTAGCATTTTCGGGTATAGCAAACTGTAGATATGGTTGACCGCTAGATCCATTACCTGGTCTATCGTTACCGTATTTTAAACTCTTTAAGTTTGTCTTTGATGTTATTAGTGGCATCTTGTTATGAATAATATGTTGATGATCCTGGGTTTAATAAATTTCCATAACTCACCGGTACGTTTACACCTACGGTATTTGCTAGTGTTTGGCCATCTACCTTTATAGTGGTATCCTTGGCTAGGATAGCCATCAAAATACGATTCTGCTCTTTTAATTCTGCAACCATTTCATCTGTTCTTCCTAGCTTAGTTCCTCCCTGAACTGTAATGGTGTCTTCAGGTAGGGTTTTTAGGGTAAAGTCTTTTGCAGACATTGCAGTAGGTTTTGGTGCTTCTGCTCCTAGATATCCTGCACCTGCTCCAACAGCGGCACCTGTTCCTAGAGCTGCTGTAATTGTTGCTAAGGAAGCTGCTTGAAGAGGTACGCCTAATGCAGCACCAATACCTGTAACATCTAAGAGAGTGCCTAGTACTAATCCGCCGATTGCTGCTGCTATTCCCATGCTGGCTCCTTTAGCTGCTCCTGCTGTTTTTGAACTACTTTCAGATTGCTTTTGTAAATCTGCTGCTTGACTTAGCAACTGCTTGCTTTGATCGCCAGTAGTTTTCGCTGCTTCTTGTCTTTTTTGTTCTGCTGCATCTGCAGTAGCCTGTCCACCGGTTAGAGTATCTACTAGTTTTATGATTAGATTTGCTAATTTATCTAGTGTGCCCCCTGTTACTAACTGAGTAAAAGCTTCTTTTGCCTTATCTAGAGCTTTAGCAAATTTTTCCTGTGCATCTAAATTTTCTAGATTTTTTAGGACTGTAGCTCCAGCAGCATCTCTTATTTCATCTGTAAGGTTTCCTGTATCTTTCAATACCCTGTAATTCTCCAATAAACTCTTACCGTTATCGTAATTTCCAGCTTTTTTCAAAGCATTCATAGCTTTTTGCTGGAATAGCATCTCAGCCATATCGTCTCTAGACATTCCTAAAGATTTAGCATAAGATTCTTGAGTGATACGGGTCATTTTCGAATATGTATCGTAATCTCCTATATTTTTAGCAATCTCATCTGTTAGCTTCTCAGTTTGATTGGTTAGTGCATAGTACCTAGCTGCATTTAGATTAATTTCTTTACCTGTAAGTAGTTCAGCCTCTAATTGAGCTTGAATCGATGATTCAAAATTTAATAAAGAGCTAGTAGTACTGTCTATCTTCTCAAGAGTGGTCCCTAACATTTTTGCTTGAGTGACTGCAAGGGTCATAGACTCATAGTTACCCTTAAAATTTAACTTTATGCCTGCAGAGAGTTTTAATACAGATTCAAGAATTTTCTTGTTATCTAGATTAAGGCCTACTCCTTTTTGGATACTGGCAGTAGTTCCTAATATGGTTTTTTCTATATCTTCAACTCCTTGACCTGTTGCTAAAGCACTCTGTGCTAATCCTATCATCGCCTCATCAGACAATTTAATATCACTTTGAGCTACTGCTAATTGAGTTTGCATAGTCTCAGTTAACATCACTGAAGTTCCCATTGCTTCATTAAAAGACATTTGAGCTCTAAAGATCTCTTTCTGTGAAACAAGTATACCCTCTTGTAGAGTTGCATGATACTTAGCAGCAGTTGCTGTATTGTACATTTGTTTGTATAGCTCTCCGGCCTCATCTTTACTGATAGACATACTACGGGAGAGTGCTGTAACATTCTTATCAGCTTCAAACATTGCTTCTACAAAAAACTTAACTACTTTGTAGACAGCGTCTATAATTGCTAGGATAACAGTTGATTTAGAGATACCTTCAAATGCTGCTGAGATGCCTTTTCCGAATGATTTGAAAACATTTTCTCCCTGTCTTGCTGAAAGACTCATAGCTTTTAATCCCGCATCGGCATCCATTATACTTCCGACTATGGGGATCTTGCCCATAGCTTTTAATAGCCCTGCACCTGCTTTAATTTTTAAGTTTGCTTTATCCCAGTTCTTAATATACACATCTAAGTTAGTGTTTTGTTCTTGTGCTTGGGTTACTAATTCTTTAGCAGTGTCAACAGCATCTTGTTCTACTCTTAACTTCTCTTTTGCTTTATCGTTCATTTCTGTAACCCTGTTTAGAACCTCTTTTGCTCTAGTTGCCGCTAGGGAATCTACACCGTTAGATGCTTTTGCAATAGCGTATCTCCTTTCAGCAGCAGTCTTAAGTGCTCTTGCAAGATCGGCCTGTCTTTGCGCGATAGGTAAGGTACCTCTTTCGATTCTACCTGCTTCTTGTTGAAGCTTTAATATATCGTCTGCAAGTTTCTTCTGTAATTTAGCAGCGTCTAATCTTTTTAAATCGTTCGTAGATAACTTATCAAACTGACTAGCTAGGTTGGTTAGATCTTTAGATAGAGATTTTGTAGCTTGTGCAAAAGTATCCTGTATAGCTGACCCAGCTTTCTTGTAAATCCTCTGCAACTCGTTAGCATTATCTACCAACGCCCTACTCTGGTCGACTGCATTCTCTAAGCCTTGTTGATCAAACGGTGTATTTGCCATTATATTTTATACTTTGTACATATAAATAGGAAAAAGGCGACTATTTCTTAGCCGCCGATTTAGTTTTTGTTACATAGTCTGCTGGAGGTTGTTGGATATTGGGTTTAAATATCTGAGCTGGGTCTTGAGGTTGTGTATTATTACTAGCATTCTTCTTCTCGTAATATACTTTCATTTTGTTATAAGTGAACTTCCTCAACCAAATCGGCATATTATAGATCGTCTCCCAATCATATCCTCCCTGACCATGAAACACAATTTCGTGTATTTCTGAGAATAGACCTATCCTACTCGTCTGACCCTGGCCAAAAAAAATCTAGCCCGATTGGGATATCAATGCCCTCCTCTGCATCGTCTGAGTAGTGTTTTAATTCTACGTCTGGAGATACTTTTTCGTAATAACTTCTCAATACTCTTGAATCTTTTGCAACCAAGTAATTATCGACAAATTCACGGATAGCTTTTTGATCTCTATCTCCATTCACTGATGTGATGATGTGTTTGAGTCTTGTGGTTCTATCAAAAGAACCTTTAGGTGATAGCTTTAATAAGCCTTTAATCTCTGCATCGATCTTCTTGTCGTCTCCATGAGATAATAGCTTAAATGTAATAGTAGTACCGGTGGTAGGAAGATCAAGAGAAAACTCATTTAAACCCTGTTTAACAAGTGTTTCATCTAAGGGCTTATCTCTTAGTTTAGACAGGTCACAGGTCACCTTCTCTTTTTGACCATTTGAATTAACGGTTTCAAAAGTATAGTCTTTACCATATCCTAATACACGAGCAGCAACCAAGATAGCATTCTTATCTCCGATCAATAACTCATCATAGTTAACCTTGGTTACGATTAGAGCTTGTAGAAGTTTATCAATAACTGTACCATCTTTTAAGTAGTTACTATTGGATAGTATATCTTCCTCTTTTGCGGTCATATACTTCATCTCAATCTTACCCTCTGATAGAGGCGATTCTTTTGGATATAATAATCCTTTTGACGGTAGTTCTACTGTTTCAGTAGGCAGGCTAAATTTTGAAGCCGATTGTGTTGGTGTTTGCATAACGTTGTAAATGTTTTTATCTATATATAAATATCTACAAACAAAAAAAATCCCCTATTTTCATAGAGGACTTTAATTTTATTTTTTATTAGAAATTTAGAACACAGTCTAAAAGTTCAAAACGCAAAAATCGCATGCTAGTGTTACAGCTAATTCGATTGCTGCATCTGCAGACCAATCATAATCACCAAATGTAGCAGTCTTAACGTAAGCACCTTTTATGATCCATTCTCCGATGATATCACCTACTGGTCCTAGAGAGTTTAGAGTGATGTCTTTTTTGTAGAAATCAGAATAACCATCTCTACCTGTTACAGATTCGTGTGCTAGACGAGCCCACTCCATTACCGATTGTGCTCCTGAAGGAGTGATTGGATTGTATAAAGCTAGTGTGATATCATTCCATCTAACCTTACCCTTTACTTTACGGTAGACGTTGATGTGATCTAAGATAATCTCACCTGCTTCAAAGCCTGGTGCTGACGCCTTTTTAACTAAGTAAGAAGGTATACCGTCGATATACATAATGAACCTGTTTTGTACCTGTGGTTCAAATGCTGTGAAAAATATTTCGTTAGGGTCTAAAACGCTCATGTTTTGTTTATTTAATATAAATATACTGGTTTACTAAAATTGTAACTTATTTTTGATTAATCTGATGATTGACCACGTGATACGATTGCTATCCAGGTTGAACCTTTTTGATACATCTTTTTAAGTGTTGTACCATAGCCTCCTGAAGGAAATCTTTTTTTTATATCTGCTACCTCTTTTTCTACCTCTCCTTTATCATTTGAAGTAATGATGTATTCGATATGACCTCCTCTTTTTGGTTCCTGTCTTACTTTAGCTGCTTCGTCTTGAAGCTCTTCTTCTTTTAAGAATCCTTTCTTTTTAAAAGATTCATATAGTTTAGAAGGTATTCGTACTTTTATAGTTTGCATTCTTTAGTCTAGTTATTTTTAATTATACTCCAAATGTTGTACCGGTTGGTTGAACGTTGAAGTCGATCATAATAAATTCGGCAGTTCTAGTTGGTTGTAAGTAAATCGCACCTACTAATTGGTTTCTATCAATTACATCCGGTGTGTTATTTGAATCATCCATTACTACTTTGAAAGCATATAAACCTTGTTTTTGCTGTACATATTGTAAGTACGGGTTAACTTGGTTTAAGAAGTTATTACGTGTTGATTGTGTATTTTGTTCGAATACTAATCCTTCTGCAATATTTCCAATGTAACGTTTTAAAGCGATTAATAGTTTTCTTACACCTACTCTGTCTAGAGCGGTTGGTTTAGCTTGTAGTGTCTTTTGACCGTAGATTACTGTACCTTGACCTGGGAAAATTGCGATTGGATTCACACTCGCTGCATATAGGATATCACGTTGACCTACTGTCAATCTTCTTTCTGGTTGAATAACTGTTGTTAAACCACCTCTAGTTAGACCTGCTGGAGCGAACCATTCTGCAGATATCTTATCACTGTATTCGTATACTGCAGGTACGATTGTAGATGCAGGACAAAAGAATAATTTACCTGTTTCTTGAGATCTTAATTGAACCCAAGGCCAATATGTTGCACCGTAGCTTGAATCTAAAGTACCAGCTTGTTGAGTAGCGGTTGTTATATTCTGTGCATATGAAGTCATATCTACCACTGAGATACTTGTACCTCTGGTCTGTGATAGGCTCAATAAATCACTTACTTTTGAACTTGCATTCTGTGCTGTTAAGCCAGGTGCAGAAATGGTTTTAAAATCGTATTGATCTTTATTACCTAGTAATCCGATCGCTACTGCGTAATCACTTTGGAATACACCTTGAATATTTGTTGTTGGTGATGTTGCTACACTATTTGCTGCTGGAATATTTTCGAATAGATTCATTGCAGCTGATTGAATAGTATTACCTACCGCTCCACCGAATGATCCGTTTGCTGAACCAGATCCTACTACCGGCATATAGCTTAGGTATTGTGTCTGTGCTCGTCCTTGATTGTCTAAGTAATTTGGTGTTGGATATGCTACTGATTTAACTCTAATGTATCTACTCTGATTTGGATAAGATCCACTGTACTGTAGATAATAAGCGCCAGTTTCATCTTGAGCATAATTTACTGTTTGATCACCGATTACATAGCTGATATAGTTAGCTTGATTTGGATCTAGAGATAGATTATTCCAAGTCTCTAATACGTTCTTTTGTTGTTGGTAATCATCTCCTCTTCTTACTATTAAAGTAAATAAACCAGATCCAGTATCGCAAAAACTTACCTCATATCTAACGTTATTAGCTGAACCTGACTGTAATGAACTAGTTGGTGTAGTAGCTGCGTAATCATTATTCATTATAATACCTTGAGATAGTGTCTCAATAGTAAATGCTGTAGATAAGGTTGGAGCAGTACCGCCTGCTAAAGTTCCTGAAGCTACTGTAGAGCCTGTAGGTGATCCTATATATAAGCCTGTATAGAACTTAGTTCCGTTTAAAGCTGTACCAGCTGAAGAAGCACTTATAATTAATTTAGTACCTGAACTTGATATAGTAAATAAACCAGCTAATTCCGGTTGGGCAGCAACAAATGTAATTAAAGATCCTGTCCACTGGTCTTTTGTGTATCCGTTACCTGAGTTAGGGCTAAAATACCCGTAGTCTAGAGTCGGATAATAAACATTTACATTGTTACCTGCTCCAAATGCAGCTCCTGCTACATAACGGTAGTTGTTATCCGGAGTTACGATTGTAAGTGCTACACCTGATGCTGTATTAGCTGCAGTCCAGGTACTAGTCTCGATAGAAGCATTAGCTGTTAGACCGGTTACTGATGCGATATTATTACCAACAGAAGCTGTAGCGGAACTATACGTACCTGATACTACTCTTGTTACTAACAATGTTTCACCACCTTGGTTGAAGTAGTTCAAAGCTGCGATTGAGGTTAGGTACTCAAAGCTAGTCCCTCCACTAACGAAAGACGCTCCGAACTTCGCTTTGAAGTCAGAGTATGATCTTGCGACAGTTGGAATGTTTACAGGTCCATAGACGGTTGGTCCGATGATAGCTGCACCTACTGTGATAGGTCCTTGTTGGATTTGTGATTGGTCATTCTCTTGTAAGAATACACCCGGAGATATTAAAGTTTCTGCCATGTTTATAAATTAGTTTCTAATAATAAATAGATACTTAAAAGGCAAAACCATTTTTTATTTCACACTAATTGATAGTGCCGGTTTCTATATCGATAGAAACATTTCCGTATTTTGCAACTAATTTATCTGTAACTGATTTCTCTTCTAACTTTAGAGCAATGATACCTTCTTTGAGTTGATTCTCTTGAGCATCCAAGATAGTCTTTTGATAATGTATCTCTCCTAAGTGAATTATAAATTCATCTGATTTATTTCTTAGGCCTTTTAATTCCTGTAACTCTTCTTGAGTAACTGTTTTAACTTCTGTCATAAAATTTATTGTTTTTTACTTGATTTTTTCTTTTTTGGTTGCACCGGTATTGAAGGTGGGGTGGTAGGTATGACTACAGGTTCTTGTATCGTTACTTCTTCTTTAACGTAATCTTCACTTAAGACTTGGTCGTCTTCGGGTAAGGGCTGATTGTTATTAATCTCTGCCGAATTTTTTACGATATACATATTGACCATTAATAGGGTAGCAATCATTACTCCCGATAATATACTAAATATAATCATGCTGTATAGTTTTATATATATAAATAGGCTGTAAATCTACTAAACCTACCTTGATTAACTACTTTTTTTAAGACTTAGAGTCATACAATGTGGTGCTGTACGGTTGCCTCCAAAGTATGGATTACATCTTATAGTCATACTCTTGTCTAAGACATAGGGTACTACTTGGACTTGAGTATTAGCTATTAGAAGTGCTGTAGAACCTTGAAAATACATTGTTAGATTGAGTTTCTCCGTGGGTTTTACCGTGGTTAATAGTTTGTATTCAAACACATAATTCTTCTCAGAATACACGCCTATCTCTATTAGCTTAGTGTCTAGATTATACCTCCAAACAAATCTTAGACTATTGAGTCTAGGATTAAAATGTTGAGATACTCCGACTAGTTTATTCCAATCTAATTGGTCATTACTTTTTAAATCGTAGGCACAGTTTTCATTAAAGACTACCTCCCATCGGTATACATTCTTCTTCCAGTATAATCTTGGAAAGCTTGGTAGGAAGTTATGAAAGTTTTTTGGACAGGTATATTTCATCTTAACTAATTTGACTTATTATATAGTTCTCTATCACACTATCATCTGTCCCCCATACATCTATTACTTCTTGGGGTATAGTTACATTACCTCTACTAACTGTTTCTCCACTTTCGGTCTGTAGTTCGTAATAACTTACTGTACTTTCTGGGTAACTCAACATATACCATCTTATCTTGGTTGCTGTTTTTGTAATTGTTATTTCCATTATATTATTAGTTTTAGTTGATTATAAAATATGCAAAGGTTGAGGTATCGGCTACGTTTGATGATGATACTGCAAATGAAGTACCGGCTGATTTAGCACCTATATACAATGCTCCTAGTATTCCTCCTACTGTTTGAGTAGTTAGATAGATTAGTGAGTTAGCTGTAACTGTTGTATTAGCTACTAAAGTATTACCTCCTACTAAGGTTGCTGTACCTACTCTTGTATTTGAACCCGATGGCATTAGTAGAGAACCTGTTACTGTTATAGAACCAGATATATTTAAACTACCCGATAGTCTAGTATTTCCTAATACATCTAGTTTAAATGTTGTAGTATTGTTTTTAGTAGGGTAGCCTATGAAAGTACTTCCTGATAGTGTATTTAAAGCATTATTACCGTTAACATTTTCATAAGCAGTATGGTTAATAGCTGTGCCACCGCTACCGCTATAGTAATATCCCCATAATCCATTTTGGTTTGCTGTTGGTATAACAGTCGGCGAGGCATAAAAACACATTACCTGTTCTATATTTTGAAATCCCCTAACGGTGGGCACACTAACTATATCTCTCCAATATCCGTTTAACGTTGTTGAAGCTCCTGACCCCGTCTGGATTGTTGGTGCTGAGTATATACTATTGTTAAATAGTAGAGTATTAGATGGATTCCCTAATATTCTATTTACTGTAGGTGTTATGTTTATAAGTCTAACAGTAGTATTGTTAACACTATTATTATCTGTAAGAGTACCTTCTAGTGTTAATATACCCAGTCCATCTGAAGAAACTGTAGCACTAGCAGACATAAACATTCTAGTATTATATTGGGTATATGGACTCGATCCATCTCCTGGGAATACTCTATCAAATGTTGGGTTTACTTCTAGTCCATATAGAGTACCTCCTGAACTTGATGGGTGTAAAACTGATTGTAACCAAGTTCCTCTTAAAACCTCATTACCAGTTACAGGTCCAGAACCTGATATAGTTCCTAAAATGTGTAAAGAAGCAGTTGGTGTGGTAGTAAAAATACCTACTCTACTTAGAGAAGTAGTACCTAAATAAGTATTACCTGTTACTGTAGTTGCACCTGCTAGTCTTGTTGTACCATTAACATCTAGTTTAAAACCAGCATCTACTGTTGTACCAATCTGAACGTTATTAGTTGAAGCAGTTACATTCAATGCTGTACCTACGTTAAAAGAACCTACTATAGCAGCCGAACCAGTTATAGCTAGAGAACCTGTTATTCTATGTGTATCTGTTATAGCATTACCTATAGTAACACCTGTACCTGTTACGGATAATTCAGTTGAACTTCCACTCACTACCGTAAACCCAGTTGGTGTAACTGAAGCTGTAACTGAACCTGTTGCTATTCTTGTTATATTACCTATTATACCGGTTGAAGGTACTGTTGAAGCAAATGATGCTGATACTGCTTGTAATACGTAACTAGCTGTTTGTGCTGTTTGTACGTAACTAGCTGTTGAAGCAAATGAACTACTTACTGCCTGTAGGACATAGGATGCTGTAGTAGCTGTGCCGAATAAAGATCCGGTAAATGAACTAGCTGATATATTTTGTGTTACAACTAACGATCCTGTTAATTCGTAAGACCCAGTTAGTTGTTTTTTATTATTCCAGGTAGAATTAGTTCCGTATACCAATAAATCACCTGGTGTATTACCTGATAAAGATACATCGGCTAATCCGGCTAATGTTGTTGATACAAAATTTGTTCCTGATGAACCTACCCCTCCAATACTTCTAAATAATCCTGCTTGAAGGATAGTTGCTTCACTGGCGTTTAATAGATCACGAGCAGGAGTACCGCTACCACCTCCTTGTATAATAATATATCCTATGAATATAGCATTTTGAGCTGTGTTAGGTGCTTCAACAAATGGTTCACTATCTCGTGCATTTGTAGCATCTACTAAACTACGATACCTATCATTACCATAGTATACAATAAAGGCATTTGTTGGAGAGTTTGGAACCCAAAATACTCTTTGTATTGACCAATAAGCTCCACCTACTAATGCTAATTGACCTGTAGTAGTATCAACGTAGTTTTTACTATCAATAGCTGTATAACCAGCATTATTTACACCAGTATCAATTACAGGTGTAGAGCCTGATATATAATACCTGTATATTTTAGATGTATTAATACTATTTTCTACTACAGTAGATGGGTGATTTGGATTAATAACATAGTTAGCACCTTCACGATATGATGTTCCCGCATCTTTAATAATACTTAATGTTGGTGAACTACCACTTGCTCTAAGAGTGTGCCCCGACATTTTTAATGGTCCAAATGCTCTAAAAAAGTCATCGGTCTTTTGTGCTGGTCCGTATGATATTTGAGGTGAATTAAATACACCTGTTGATACGCTGCCGCTTAGTGTTAGTACAACACCTATTGCTATTGAATTATCCCATTGGTTTATATCTAGAGTACCCCAAGGTACTGTTTGTTGTATAATAGTACCTGTATTGTCAATACCTACATAAGTAATCTTAGCTGATCCTGAGTATGTAATAGGTAAAGTTTGTGTTGGCCAGGATATTTGTTTAACTACCGGATATGGATTATTATTCGTAGAAGCATTTTGAGTAACGATTAAACCGCTACCAGATGTTATTGAAAATGTAGTAGTATCAGGTGTTGATGTTAGTACACCGCCATTTAGTATACCTGTGTATAATACAGATTCAAGCCATCTTAGGCGTGTTGTATTACCGTATCCACTACCATTTTGTGTAAAGTATAAATCTTGTGTTGATCCTGATACATAAATATAGGATGCTGATATACTTTGGTTTATATTAGTTGTTACAGGATCAAATTTTACATAACCAGCAAGATCCATAGAACCGGTTAGAGATACTTGACTAGTTGCTTTATCAAATGTAAAGTTATTAGATCCACTTAATGGTCCGTTATTGTTAAATTGTATAGATTTATCTGTACCACCTGCTGATACAGATGAAGGCGGTGCCCATGATGCAGAGATTGCAAATGAAGCAGAGGTAGCAAATGAGGCACTTAAAGCATAGCTAGAACTTACAACATATGAAGCACTAGTAGCGTAAGATGCACTTGCAGCATACGATGCACTAAAAGCGTAAGATGCACTAGTAGCTTGTGATGAACTTAGGGCATAAGAACTTGATACAGCATAAGATGAAGTTGTTGAATAACTTGCAGAAATTGCATATGAACTACTTATTACATAACTAGCAGTAGTAGCATATGATGATGTTCCCTGTAAAGATCCACTAAATGAGCCCGATAAAGGGTATAATAATTGATTGCTATGTATTAAATTTGGCATGTTGTTATTGTAGTTTTCCTATTAATTCAAATGTATCTGTTACTTCTAGATTATAACCTAATGTCGATGTATTAACAGTTACCTCTATATTAGATCCTACTTGAATGATTGATATAATGTATTCCTGTCCTACATATTGACCATTTCTATACAAAGCAAAATTAATTTTAGTAGTCGATGGTAGAGATGATCCTGCAGGTGGTTGAGTTATGGTATAACCGGTAAATGTTATAACCGATGTAGTTGCACTATTTGATACTGCAGTATTATTTGTATTCAAATATGTTAGATCACCTGTACTTCCTCCGTTATTCACCGTTATGTTATTAATAGTTACGTTGGTTGAATCACTTGAAACAATACCTGCTTGAGTTCTTCGTACAGGTTTTTTAAGATTGGCGGTAAATTGTTCACTAGATTCAGCAGTCTCTAAGCCAAATATGACTTGTGAGGTTGAGAAGATTCTATTTGAACTCGCTATCTCTCTATTCAGACTATCCGGAATAATATATCCACTCATCACGATATTAAATGTACTCTTGACTGCTCTATCTTGACCGGCTTCTAAAGAAACCTGAGTAGAATAAGAATCTATTCTTGCTCTAAACTGAAACTTACTTGGATCTCCCCAATAAGAATCAGAGGCAAAGTTAATCATTTCAACTAGTTTGTCCATCTGTTCTACGAAGTCTGTAAAGATGATACAGCTATAGGTCAATGTTATATAATCAGGTGGAAATGCTACGATGTATTCTTTCTGAGGTACTCTATTGGTGAGTAGAGAAAAGTTATCATAGATGTTTCTCCTATTGAATCTTCTCTGTACCAGTATCAAGTTATTAACCTTATTACCATCTAGTTTATTACCTAAATCCCTATTCCTATCTATACTATCTCTTTTGAACATAATGAGTGGAACCTGAATCTTACCTGCTGAATCTTTATAGTAGCCATCGGCCTGTACTGATTTCCATCTCTCTGGTGCACCGTAGATTATAGGTACTACATACCGTACATTATTCTGTATAACTGTTGGTTTGATAACATTTTTAAAGTAGTACATCACCGCCTCATCAATATCTTTAATACCAACAGATACGTTGATATCTTTGTCCTTCTTTTCTGAAATTTCGTATGCTCTATTGAATTCTGGTTGACCAGGTCTAACTGTTTTTGAGTACATATCATTAGGATTCCCTATGGTTTGATCATAGGGTTCAACGAGATTGTCCATCATCTCTCGTCTATTCTCCGGGCGTGGTTTAGATTGGTTTGCCATATTGGTTTATAGTTTAGCTTACAGGTATAACTGGTAGGATATTTAATCTGTTTCCACGTGATAGATGTGTATTTAGTACGATGGAGAAGTTATTACCAAAGTTTTCTAATCCACTTGAGTATGCGTATTGATTATCTTTACCTAGTACTAATTGATTGTTGTTAACGTTATCTACTTCGTAATATAATTCGTTATACATTATAATATCTCCAACATCCGGTACAGTATTAGCATCTATCATATCATCTCTTAAGAATCTAAATGTAGCATCACGTGTTGTACTTACCCCAAAGTCATCTGCTGGAGCATTAAAGTCTCCTCTTTCGATTAGACAGTTGAATAATGTAGGGCCTACGTAACTCTTTGATAGAGCCTCTCCATAAATATTTGGAACTGTGTCTTGAAGACTTAGTTTATAGTAACCTATTTGTTGAGTTACTACATTATTTACTAACTCTCTTGAGATTATTTTGAATGTATCGATATCGTTTATGCTACCAAAGATTGCCATAATTATCCTATAAATATTTGTAGTGGCATATTATCAAATGTAGATTTCATAGCTAAATTCTCTGCTTGTTTCCTTTCAAGTTGCTTTTGACGAGTAGTCTCATCTAAATCTCCTCTAAGTTTTTCAAGTAAAGCTGCTTTTTCTGCTCTAGCATCTGCTAATAAATCCGACTGGTTTAATGTTGTTTCAGCTCCTGGTATCTGTACTGTTGTATATTTTCCTCTAATGTAGCCTAGCATCTCTTTAGCTAGAGCTGCTGTGTATTCAAAGATCCAATATCTACCTGGTGCATTAATCTGTGTATAGACTGGATTACCGTAAGGTACATTACCCATATTTGAAACTAGGTTAGTAGACCCAGAGTATGGTCCATTACTTGGACTAGCTCCCTCTGATCTCTTAGTGTACTGTATTGCAATATATCCTCCATCTGAACCTGGGGTTGGAAATATGGTTAGTTTATTATTAACTAATTCAAATGAGTATTGAGATCTTCTAACGTAGTCAGACATTTCAATAGCTTGTATTCTTTCTAGATCCCAATATAGAGGGAACATCATATAAGAAACTGCCGGTGAATAAGAGCCCCATCCAAACGTTTCAAGTAGACCTTGATAGTTAAACCCTGAACCTAGATAAGGGTCAAAGTATCTTACTATAGCTGGACTCTGTTGATAGAATACTCTCCTTACAACGATTGAATCTCCAGGTTCTACTATACCTGAAGACGATGCCCAGGCCGTTAGATCGACTATAGATTGTCTAGGTTCTAACTTAACCGAACCTGTATACCAGGTCTCAAATCCTCCAGCCCCTATTTCGACTCCATATAAACTATCAGCTATAGTGACGATTGCGTTTAAGCTTGGGGTTATCACAGTATTATTCAAACTTGAACCAGTCTTACTACCCTCAAGAGATAAGTAATTGTCCCTTATCTTAAAGAGGTATAGCTCATTACCGTAAGTCGTTACTGCGTCTTCAAAACAGGTATAGATATTCTGATCCTGTAGTTCGACATCCATAATAGGGTAGCCTAGTTTACGGGCAACAAAATTTGCTACCTTTGGTCCATCTACCTGATACTGTGCATCTAGGTCGTAGAACCCAAAGGGAGTTGAACCTGAAATGATACCTGGTGATCCGTTATAGATTGCTTTATTAGCCATTTTTTAGTCTCTTAATTGTTTGTATATGTTTAGAATCGGTTCGATGATTGGATGACGGTGATTGGTCTTTAAGTGCATCGAAGCTACTCCTTCTACCTGTCCTGCAATCGCTTTATTGAAAAAGAATAAACCTGATTCCTTTTTGTTTTTTAGATCTATTTGAGATACATCTCCGGAGATTACCATTTTAGAGCCTACACAAAGTCTTCCTATGATTAATTCTAATTGACTGTCGGTTATGTTCTGTGCCTCATCTAAGATAACAAAACTATCTGAAAAGTTTCTACCTCTCATAAACGCTATTGGTATGATCTCAATTATATTCTCCTGTATCAAAGCATCTATCTTTTCTTTATTGTATAGACGGTGTAGGTTATCAAATACTGGAGCAATAAAAGGATCTAGTTTATCTTTCATACTTCCAGGTAGAAAGCCTATTTCTTCTTTAGCCGTTACAACTGGTCTAGCTACTACAATCTTCTCAACCTCGCCTGTAAATAAAGCATCCAGGGCTGCTTGACAAGCTACTAAGGTTTTACCCGATCCTGCCTGTCCGGTTAGGATTGTGATTGTGTTGTTAACTATTAATGTCTTAGCTTCTTTTTGTTCTTCGTTTAAAGAAATTTGAAACTTGATAGGGTTCTTAGGTTTACGCTTTGTATTCATACAACACTCTATGATTTATTATAAATAGTTTAGATCTTAAGTATATAACATAAAAAAGCCTGTTACACTACTTCCACCCCTTTATTATATTATCTAGCCAAGGTAGCATCTGGAGATTAGATATCGTACCTATTTCGTCTGGAGGTACGTTATTGTTAAAACCTTTTCGAATACTATAAATGTGGTCTAACGTATACGCACCATCTTCTCCGTTTATACCTCTTTTATCGTAATTTTCTAACAGATGTAATGGTTGTTGGTTAGTTATTCTCCATACGTCTATTTTATAAGCTTCCCATGCATCTAGACTAGTTCTATACTCTTCGTAAGTTTCATACCCGTTTCTTCTAGCAATTCCTTGCATTCTTTGTTCGAAAGTTAGTGAATTATTTAACCGACTTCCTGAACCAGGTCGACTATGGCTCATTCTCTTTTCTAGACAAGTCTTACTTCCTTTTGGCCTTCCTGTTACTTGCTTATTACTTGCTGCTCTGCCTTCTCTACCTGCACAGGGTTGGCATCGTAATACTCCTGTCTTATTTAGCTTCGTCCTAGCATTCATCCAGCTAACCTTATTCTCATAAATTAACTCTTTTCCACAACTTGTACACGTGTGTGTTTTTATACCTATCATAGTTCCTTTATTATAAATAGTATCATGACAGTAAAGAACATAAAAAAACCAGCATTTTATTGCTGGCTTTTCTATTTTTTTATTTACTTTCCTCAATTATTAAACTACTTGAAGATCTGCTACCCAAACCTTACCGTAGTATTCTGGTCTGATCATTTTCTTAGCATATCTTGTCATAATCCCTTTTCTTGGGGTAAATGTGTTCGGATCGTACACTAATGGAGTCATGATTAATGGAATGTAAGGGGCATAAACCGCACCACACTCTAAGAATTGATTACCTCTGAAGCCCATTAAGATAGTGTTCTCAATCATATAAGGGTTCTTATATACTTTGTAACGGCTATTTAATTGACCTACTTTTTGTACACCGAATGCATACTTCATTGTATCTGCTGCACCGTCTGTATCAGCTGCAAATCCTGGAATAGATTCTAAGATTGTAGCTACAGTTGGAGAAACAACCATAAAGTTAGCACCACCTCTTAAAGTTCTTTGGTGGATTAAGTTAGATATCTTTTGTAATTTGATACCTAAAGTTTGGAACCAAGTCATTTGTGTGTAGTAAACACCTGCTGTATTACTTGTGAAAGCAGTACCTGTAGCGTTTAATTGGTTACCAACCTGAGCTGACCAAGCAGTTGTATTAGAAGTTGGAACGTTCTCAATTAACATATCTAAGATCTCTAAGTCAATCTCTAAAGAGATATACTCTGATAACATAGAAGTTAATTCAGCTTCCGCATCTAATGAATGGTAAGCATTCAAGTCTTGTGCAAATTCTGGAGTCCATTGTGCTTTCAACTTACGAGTCTTAGCTGCAATAGCTTCTGATCTCATTTGAACGTTAACCTCTGGTATAGAGATTGTAGTTGCTGATTGAGCATTTGGTACAGAGAAGTTTTCTGAAGCTGGTTGATCTTCAAAATCACCACGTGTAGCAAATCCAGTTGCTTTTTCAAAGTAAATTGTGTAAGAACCTGAAGTAGCAATATTTGCTGATGAAGCGGTAACAAAGAAGTTAATTGTTGTACCGTTAGTAGTTGTTAACTCTTGGATGTTAGTAGCTGTAGTTACAGTTGAACCTGAAGTTACAACGAAAGCACGTACGTTATTAGCGTCAAAGCTTGAAAGTAAAGTACTAGCATTAGTAACAACTAATTTCTTAATCTCACCTGCTGCAAATGATGCAGAATAAGCAGCACTGTAGTTAACTTCAGAGAATGAAGCAGAAGCTACGTAGTTACCTGCAGTACCACTACCTGAGATGTTAGTTGAAGCAGAGAATTGATTGATTGAGTATCCGAATCTACCAGCACCGTATAAACCTTGTGCAGCAGCGTTACCAAATGTAGAATCACCTTGGATTGATTGCTGACCGAATAAAGATCCAGAAGCTGAACCAGTTTGGAAAGGTTGTACACCGTTAGTTCCATATTGGAAATCTAAGTAGAATACTAGACCAGCAGGTAAGTTCATTGGTTGAACTGAAACGAACTCTTTTGAAGAGATTTGACCGAAGATCTTACGAACTAACGGTAAAGCTACTCCAGCCCATTGCTCACCAGTACCTGTAGTAAAGTTAGCACCTGAAGTTGTACCGCCACCTGTAAGTGAAGATTCAACTACTAATTGTTTTGCTTGGTTTTCAAGCATCATAGACATGTTCTTTCTATGATATCCGTCTAGACCTTCAAGTAAGCCTGATTTAGCCCACTTTCTGCTTAGTCTTTCGGCATCTGATTGCACTGATTGGTACGGGTTCGCCGACTCTAACAGTGATTGAATTGTGTTTGCCATTTTTTTAATTTGGGTTTTTGTTTTTTTAAATATTTGGTTTTTTGATACCAGCTAATTGCTGCATACGGTAAACATATGAATCAGCCTCTACGATTGGTCTAGCTGGAGCTGAACCAATTGGTTTTGATGCAAAGCCTAGAGACTCTTTAAGTTGTCCTTTTGCTACAGGAGCATTAACTTGTAAAGAATCTTTTAATGTTGCGTAAATGTTTTTTGCTTCGTTGATAGTTGTTGCTCTATCAAAAGCAGCTAAAACTTTTACTTTTTGACCTTCATTTAGGTTTTTTGCTTTATATAACTTGTTAACGTAAAGTAATTTAGCGTTTAAAAGATTAAGTTCGTTTAATTGAGCTTTTAAAACGTGTATCGTTCTAATAGCCTCTTTTAAATCTTCTTTCTCTTTCTTTTCGTCTTCTTTCTTCTTGTCTTCTTTTTTCTTGTCATCTTTCTTCGCAACCATTTTCTTTTTGCCTTCCATAAGGCCGATCTCTGCTAAGATTTCATCTAAAGAAATAGTTTCATCGCCTTCTTCATCAGCTGTTACTGTCATATCTTCGCCACCTTCTAGGTCTTCTTCACCACCTTCTTCAGGTTGTGTTTTACCGCCCATTACGTCTGCTACGATATCACGAACTAGGTTTTTAAACTCTTCAACCGATAATTCAGCTACTTCACCTTCTGCTTCTTCAGCATCTTCTTCTGCATCATCTACCTCTTCAGCATCTTCTGCATCAGCTTTCTTAGCTTCTTTGTAAGGTGTTCCTTTCTCTGTACCCTTAACATCTTTCTTACCTCCTACCCAGCCTTTTTCTGTGCCTGGTAAGTCTCCGAAAGGTTCTGTGTCAGAATAAGAATGACCTTCTTCTAAAGCATCACCGTCGTCTAGGTTATCTACTGCATCCTCATAATCATCCTCCATACCTTCTTCTAATTCTAGCTCAGCTAGGATTTCGTCTAAAGTCATTTCGTCGATTGGATTCACTAGTGCACCTTGTTTACCTTTATTGTAATTTTGATTCGGAACTCCGTCATCAGGATCGTTAGCAGGTCCTGACATTCCTTCTTCCATCTCAGATTCTTCTCTCTCCATGTCTTCTTGCATGTCATCGTACCCTTCATCTTCCATCTCTGAAAGTTTAAGGCGGAACATCTCTTGAATCTTTGGAGCAAATGTTTCTTCGATTTGTTGTTTTGCGTTAGCTAAAGAAATTTCTTTCAATGCCTTGGCGTCAGCAATCGCTTGCTCGAATAAATCTTTGTTTGCCATTTTTGTTAATTGTTTTTGGACTTCTGATTGCTTATTGGGGTTGGGGAAGCAATATAATGAATTGTAAATTCGTTTGATACCGTATTGGGACGGCATATATAATCATAAATATGTCACTTTTACTGTAAACACAAAAAAAGTTCGTATTTTTTACGAACTCTTTCCTTTATTGTATTGTGGTTTTGCTTTATTTTAGACAGCAGATACCTGTTTGAGTACAGATCAACTCTCCTATTATCTGATTGGCTTTTCTATACGGTGATTCAAATACCGGGTTATATCCTTCGTTTAATCCTCCTACCGGTTTAACAAATGCTCCATAGGTTGAAGGTGTTGATACAAAATCCCAACATATTAATTCTAAGTCATCCTCTACCTGTACCAGGCCTTCTCCTAGTGGAGTAACGGATCCCATCGCTCTAGAACTTACACCAACATTGATGTTGTTCATAAATAATTCTTTTAAGATATTACCCGATGGTGTTGCTAGGATTTCAAATTCTCCATATAAGTCATCACCCTCCCACCATAACCTAGTCATATTATGACATACGTTCTTAAGATTGATGATACCTGTTTCAGGGTGATCTAACTCTCCTAAAGCTCTCTTCTCGGCTACCGGTCCTGATATATAGCTAGCTACCTCTCTTCTCAAAGAAGGTCCATAGACTCTCTTATTGGCATTAGGTTTACCCTCAGACTGTATCTTTCCAGATACAATTAAATTCTTGCTTGGATTAAACCTTGCTTCATTTAATTGAGTGGGTTGAGGTTGAAAAGTTAGGTATTCTATTAAGACTTGTTTACTCATTATGCTTTTTTAAATACTTGGTTAAACTTAGGGTCTCTTATTGTCTTTTGATCTGCTGGATCTGCTGGATTGAAAGACTGTACATTACCTGATTTGGTGTTCTTATATAAATCTTCTTTAATCTTCTTAGCTACAGTCTCTTTGATCTTTTTTAACTGTTTAGCTTTTTTATCTTCCATCATCTGACCTTTGATAGGGAATTCATTTGATTTACCCATACCTAAGACATTATTAACAGCTTGTTGGATCGTCTTTTCGTTATACTTCTTAGACATTACAGTTGTTTTAACTGATTGCCCTTCTTCTGTATCTGTATCAATCTCAGCATCCGGTATTTGCTGTTTTAGTTTAGCTAATTCACCTGTTTTAAAGTGCCCGTTAAATGTATAATCACCACCTTCGTTTAAAGATTCTTTCATCAATTCAACACCTTTAGGTAGTTTATCATTAGACTTCATAGTTTTTATTCCACCCATCGATTTCTTTGATGGCTTCATCTCTTTTACGCCCTCTGGTCCACCTTTAGCTCTCTCTTTTTTACTTTGATTAGTCTCTGTATTAGATTTAGCATCTGTAAATCCAGGTATTTTAGCTCTTCCGTCCGGACCTACTTTTAGTTCTTTTGGATGTTGAAGTAAGCCTGATTTCTTTTCAAACTCAGCTGAAATCATATTTGTATAGTATGCAGGATCTTTTTCAAGATTCTTTAATACCTTTTTGGTAGCCTTAGCAAGTGTTTCAGGATTGAATTCAGGTGTGAAGTATTTAGGAATTGGTTTGTATTGCATTCCCATCTCTATATTAACACCTCTTTTAAATTCGTAAGGATTAACTCTATCGATTTCATCGAAAACAGAGTATTCGTCCTTTCCTGTTACGTGTTTGTAGTAGCCTTCACTCTCTTCCTTAGCTTCTTTTACTGTAGCTTTTTTAGCTTGTGATTTCCACATCGCAGCTGCAGCAACTTTTTCTCCAGCCTCTTTTGAACCATATTTCTTTTCTGCTGTCTTCTCTATTTTTTCAAAGCCTTTACCTTTCTTACCTATATCTCCACCTGCTTTAGCTTTTTTAACTATAGCTGATTTTTTCTTTTGAGATAGACCTGTAGAGGGTTTCTTTTTTCTAATTTCATTTAAACTATCTTCAGCATATACATCTCCAATTTCGTCTGGGTTATTAGTATGTATAATTGTCATGCTACTACCGATACCTTCGTATTCATTTTCAAAGTACTGTCTAGCTTCAGTTTCATCTTCAGCCATTGTACTATCTACAATCTCTCCGCTATCAGATACTAGGTAGAATGGTTTCTTACCCTCCATCGATACTTCTTCTTCTTTCTTCAATTTCGCACCTGCAATCTTATCGGCATAAGTAATCTTATTTCTAGGTGGTGCTAGTGCAGCAAATTCTTTTTGCTTTCCACTTTCATCTTCATTCATCTCCATATCCCACTGTGCTTTATCATGGTCCATTTGACCTTTCATCTCAGCATCTAAAGCATCTTCTAGTTTCTTCTCTATCATATGTAGAGTAACTGCTTTATCAGGATGATTTGATGTACTAACCAACTCTTTAGCTTTTATTAGTTTTAGTGGGTTACCATCAAAATCACCGTCAAAGATATGTTCTATCGCCGAACTAACAGTCATCTCACTTCCAGATCCTAACTCCTCACTCAGGATTCTCTTACTCTTTAAAATGCTTATAGCATCTTGGTAACTATTTACAGATGAGATCCAATCGGGGAATTGACGTCTAACGTTAGTCATAAAGTTAGCTTTCGACATCTTACCTTCGTTTAGATCACGGTATTGTTGTACTATTGATTTCATATTAATAAATATAGGGTTATTTCCCTTGCCCTTTATAGGCTTTAGGTCTTGGGTTGTGTTTGTTATAAGATTTTTTAGCAGAACCTTGTTTACGTTTACCGAAAGAAACCTTATTTGCCCCGGTGGTAGATGCTTTTGCCATGTCTTACTTAGTAATTTTGATCGTCTAACAATTTAATTCTCTCGATAATATATTCGTAGATATCTTCTTCATCAAAGCCTTCTTCTTTTAGGTCACGTATAATCTTTCCTGCTGCTGCGATTAATCGTTTAACAGAATCGATCGGTGCTAATCCATCCATTCTCTCCATAGCTTCTAAAGAAGTCTCAGTTACTTGGTTGGCGGCTGTTTCTTCATCAGATGGTGCTGGTGGTAGATCGTTACCTTCGGTTCTAATGTAAGGGCCTACTCTGTTTTCAGATATAAACTTCCTTAGGTCAAAATTGTCTGACATATTATTTTAGTTTTTTCGTTTTTATGTATGTGTGTTTAATCATTTCCTGGATCTGTTCTAAAGCTCTCTCGGTGTGTTTCATATATTTGAAGTCTTCTGAACTCTCTGTAATTTCTGATCTCAATCTCTGAGTATATTCTAATAATCTATCCAGTTCTACGATCTTTTGTTTGATTGTCTTCACTGCTTTGTGTAACTGCTCGGGTGCATTCCTTTTAGAAGTCTCCGTTCTAAACTTACCATAGTTCTCTACTATAGGCTCTTCTTCAAATAACTGCTTATAATCGATTGCCTTTGAAGCACGGTTAGGTTTATGAGATACGGGAGTGTACCCAAAATGAGAAACAGCGTAATTGTCTTTGACCTTACCTGCTGCTAATTTAGGTTCTACATCCTTCTCCTCTTTCTTAGGTTTCTTAACCCTAACAGGTGTAAAGGTTTGTTCTCCAGTACCGCCTTGAGTATTAGCACCAGTCGTCACTCCTCCGCCTGTTCCAGATGTTTCTTTATATAGAGTCTCTAGTATCTTATCTATCTCACTCATATGTTATTTAACTGGATTTAGTTCTTTATATAATTCAAAGTATTGAAGTAATGATACTAGATGCTCATCCTGGATGGATTGACGCTCTGTAATAGGTTTAGCTAAATTGATTACTTCTTTTAACTTGATTGTTACTACTTGATCTTTTATAGTCGGTAGTAATGCAGTTAGTTTTTGTCTAACCTCCACTATCTTCTTATTCAAATAGGTTTTTAATTGTGTAGTATCTGAGATATTAGCAATATACTCTTTTAAGATATCTTTTTGATCGTCAGATAATTCTTTGTAAGTTTCGTTATACTTCTCTACAATTAATCTGTAGGCTAATATTCTAATATCTTTATCCTCTTTTAAGAATTCTTGGACTGCTTTCTTCTCAACTTTTGCCGGTGTGCTAAACGCTTGAGAGATGTGTTCTAAGAGGGTAATTTTATTTATGATAAGATGTTTAGTGCTTACGAGATCCTTTGATCTCCCCGCTTCAAACAACGTATAGATAGCTGCTGAGGTCTTATAGTTGTCTATCTTAGCTTTAAAGAAATTTTCTACATCGAAGTACTTCTTAATCTCTTTGATTAGGTTGTATTTTTCTCTATTTAATACGTCCTTATCTAATTTCTTACTCTCTTCTAGTACAGTATTAATCAAACTCTCTGCTTTTGTTTCAGTTAGTTTTGGTGCTTTGGTTAGAGCGTTATAAAGATTGAATTCCTTCAATAGCTCACTGTTAGTAAAGAATTTCTTTATAATCTTAACCGCTCTTGAGTCTTGATTAGACACCATATCTGCTGTTACCTGTCTAACAAGTAGTTCAAACAGTATTCCGGTGTTCTTATATTTTGAATGTTTCTTTATATTATTCATAAAGTTTAGTATAATACTACTAATAAATAGTTAATAGTTATTGAATCTCCTCTATTATATTGGCTTCGTCTAAAAGAGTTGGTTCTTCGAATAAAGTAACTTTTCGGTTAAGACCTATCTGATCAAGGCTTGACTTCAAATTATTATAAACTACCTTAGTATGTATACCCTCTAATGATAGTGCTGAACCACCCTGGTATTTAACTCTCATAGCTCCATCTTCACCTCCGGCAGGTTTTGCTTTCAGATCGTATGTACCCATTCTATCTCTACCTAGAGGATCGTTAGCGGTACCAATGAATGAATTCTTTTCTTGAGGTCTTCCCGGTACTTTTGTTGGTTCTAAAGGATTCTTTTCATTATAACCTACCGGTACCTCTGCTGCTGCTGTATAATTGGCGTTACCACCGTATAAGCTAGCGATTTGATGCGGTGTACCAAAGGCTTGACCTGATTCTAGAGGATCATTACCCTCAGCTTCAATCTGATCGTATCTAAACTTACGTTTCTTATCTTCTAATACCTGAGCTTTAACATCATCTAATTGATCATCGCTTAATTGGAAGATCTTATCATAGATCCAATCAGTTGGGAATAGATTACTCTCCATCATCTGTGTTGCTAGATCTACTTTTTCTTGCATCAATGCAATCCTTTCTTGGTCGTAGATGATTGACGGTGTGGTTAGGTTTAATTCAAAGTTTACCATCGTCTCATCTCTATACCCTTGTGTGTATAGGTGTACTAATGCTATCTTAGTTAATTCGGATAGTACAATACGTTGTATACGTTCGATGGTTCTAGCAAAACGAATATCTTCTGCTGCTAGAGTAGCTTTACCGGTTAGATCTTTCTCATAACCCATAAATGCTTTAGGTATTTTTAGAGCAGCAAATAGCTTATCTCTTAAATATTGTACGTCTTCGATACCGTTATACTGCAGTCCAGGTACAGTCTCGATACGGGTTGCAGTATCATTACCTCTTACTGGAATAAAGTAATCTTCTAGTAAGTTCTGCATGTTATACTTTAGGTTATATTGACCGGTTTGTGGATCGATATACGGTATCTTCTTCATTTTAGAGATCATTCTCTGCATATAAGTCTCAACCTCATTAGGAGGTATCGCACCTACGTTAACAAAGTAAGCTCTCTTATCCGGGGCACGTACTATACGATGTATCATCATCGCATCCTCCATTAAAACCATTTGTTTAAATATCTTTCTACCTGGTTCTAAGTAGGATCTACCATACGGTAAGTAGTTAACGTCTCCTAATAGTCTAAAGTGTGCCATTTCATAGTTCTCAAAGTACATTGAGTCTGTTTGACCTAATAGGTTAGCGTAAGCTCCCACATATCCACTAGCACCAGATGATACTGCGGTGGGATCGTACTTGAATCTTACATAAGAAGGGTTTCTTAAATCTGTACCCTCTTCTCTTACTATGGTGTAGGCTGAGAAAGGTATTACGTTATATACACCTACCTTTTCTGCAATCTCTAATTTTAGGTAGAAATCACCAAATTTAGTCATATTTCTTATCCACGACCATAGATTGAATTCTATGTTAAGTACATCGTAGAATAGATTGTATAGTATCTTTTGAACGTTTTCATCTGAGGATCTAATCTGTAAGACCTCTTGGGCTTCATTCTTTAGAGTACATTCATCTGAGATGATATCTAGAGCTGATGCAATGATAGCATCTGTGTCCATAGCTTCGTAATCGGCATAGAGCTGAATACGCATAGCTTGGTAGTTCTGTGTTGTATTTAGGTTGTAGGCGTAAGAGTTTGAAGTGGTATACACCCTATTAAACCTATCGATGAGTGCATTTGTCTGTAATACACCGTTGGTTTGAATACGGTCTGTATCCATTACCTTGATCTCATTACCGCCAATGTTACGAATGATTACATCAGTGGAAAAGAGTCTCTTAAGACTACTAAATAAATTATTTTCTGCCATATGTTGTATTTATAAATATTTAAGTGTTTACAGGACCCATCTAATATCTTCTTGCTGGCCGTAAGGATTCGGCATCTCCCAAGGATTTTGTCCGGTTGAGGTTGTGGGTTGGTAGATTTGGTACCCGTAGTTTGATTTTGTCATACCTCCAAGAGTAGCTCTGGATAGGTCTTGGCCTACTTGTTGGAATCTTAATGTAGTATCTCTCAGGAATAGACCGATCGCCCATGCCATTACTAGGTCATCATTATAACCTTCCTGGGCTTGTGCTTTGCCATGCTTCCATACAAAGGTTCTTAATTCTTCTAAGAGTCTTTTAGATTGTATGGTACAAGATTTCTCTTGCATATATGATTTCATCTTAGCTATCACTAAAGGTCTTGAACGTTGCGTGGTTGAGAAGCCTGGTACCATACCATCTCCTTTATCAAATTTAGAGATGTAGACTTCGATATCAGTCATAGCTGCATCGGATTTAGGAGAGTAGTATAGGTTTCTATACTCTCTATGTACTGCCGTCTGTACGACATCCCATCCAATACCTGTGTTCTCTATTACCAGTAATGCATCATTGTATTGAGTGGCAACACCTACTAACATATTACCGAAATCTCTGGTATCTAGCTGTCCTTTATATTCTCCGACCTGCTTGGCTGATTCAATATCCAGTATGTGAAACGATGAATAATCTCGACCATCACCTCTGGCTACGTCGGCTACTACTGCATAAGTTCTACTATAGTCTGGCATCTCCCACAACCATATATTACTGTCTATACCCGTTCTCTGCATAGGATCCTGAGCACAAGTAGCATCGTACCAATTTAATAATTCCGGTTCTAAGACGGTAGCACCTGAGGTCATAAAGTCACAATTATGTGATACTATATCGTCTGTAAGATAGTAGCTGTCATCTCCTACATCTGTTAGATCATATAGAAATGTTTCTTTTTCAACAATACTAACCTTTGTAACACTAAGCTTTTTTGTTAGGCATATCCCTTCAATTAAATCTTTAGCTAGTATTTCAACGTTTTCAATACCTAAAAACCTGTGTTCTTCTGATACTTCCAAGTATTTACCGTTAGATAACGTAATCTCTACTACCTTAGATTTTGTAGTCTTTCTCATTCCTGAGAAATCTTTAAATCCGCTAGGTGTTTGTACTCTATATTTATTGTTTGATTTAAACTGTATCATACTTAAGTCTTATAAATAATCACATTCTTGCATTTCTGCATATAACTGTTCTAACGAAAGGATTTTCACCTCTCCTGTCTCTTTGCATTGAACTGTTACACTGCTGTCTCCCCATATACAATCACACTCTTGAGCTGCTTCTCTAACTCCTAAGGTCTTATCTTGTTCGTTTCTCCAGGTCTGATCTCTTTCCGGGTGTACTGTCCAAGGTAAAGAAAGGGGTGTAAATTTATTTTCCTTAATCTGTGCCCTTGAATAGGTTTTATGGAACCAATTCGATGTACCGTTGGGAGTTGATACTGCAAAGCATTGTCCTCCAGTGGCTAGGGTTTGTTGAGCGGCGGTAAAGATTGTATCTATGTTATCGATGAATGCAGCCTCATCTAAGATCAGTAGTGATACTGCTTCCGAACGACCTGCATCCGGTGATGCTGCTACTGCTTTTACCTGTGAACCATTTGCTAGTCTAAGACTTAATCTATTATCTTCTACTGATTTTACTTTCAACCAGGCCGGTAATTGATCGTAGGCAAACCTTATCTTGGTTACCATGTTCTTGGCCGTCTCCTGCTTGGTTGCAATAACTAGTATATTCTTATCCTTCTGGAATATCATCAACCATAATGCATACGCAGATACTAGGGTTGAGATACCTAACTGTCTTGATTTGTTGATTATGATATACTCATCATTCTGTAATAGATGTAGGACCTGTTCTTGGAATTGATATAAGTTAAATTGAATACGTCCACGTTGAGGGTGCTGTATCCAATAATAGCGTTTCATAAAATACACTGGGTCTGTGGCACACTTGACAAATTCTTGTTTTATTATTGCTTTATAATTTACTTGTTCATTCATTATAGTTTTTATTTTCTTATGTACGTTCTGCCTAAGTGAAATCCTGACGGGACTTCTGAGTCTTGATTTATCATTTTACTTACAATTCCATCAGTTATCCAAACTTTACTATAGTTCGGATTATTACTACCTACTCTAGCACTACTACTCTTGCTCGCTCCCAAATTAATCTTACCGTACATTGGGTGGTTTCTACCTACTTTTAACTTATTCAACCTACTTAGAGCAGGGTTAGGTTTACCAAAATTATGATGATCTATACCTCTCCTACTACTTACTAGATTTTTCGCTCGTATCTTCTGTTTAGTATCTTCTGTGTGGTATTCGACACCGCTCCCACCTTTTTTCTTTACATTAACAACGTTAAATCCCCATGCATTGAATTGCTCAATCCAGTATGTTTCTAACGGTTGCCAATACTTTCTTTCTAAAGACTCCACATAGTCTATAAACGCAAATTCAATACCATTACCGTACTTGTTTTTATGATCCCTTTCTCGAGAAGTATTTTTCGTCTTACCTACGTACACTTTATTGGAATTTCCTTCTATACCTGTTACTACATATATATAAGTTACATTACTTACCTGTTGTGGCATTAGTCTATTTTATATAAATATATCAAAAGGACATCAAACCGTATATTTATATAAAAAAACTCAACCTTACGGGGTTGAGCTTAAAAATTGCACATTTGGTCTAGAAATGTTCAACGGTATGTTCCTAAGGTAGATTGGAACAATTAGTCTTCATCTGGATTCTTTATACCCTGTTTAGTAAGAAATTGAGCTATAGTTTGATACAGTCTAAATCTCTGTTCTTGAGTCATCTTTGTAATATATCTATCTAGTAGACGATAGGATTGCCATCCTAGTTTAGACTTATCTATTGAAGGTTCATTAGGAGTTGATCTATCTAATGCTCCTCCTCTAAATCCACTCATTCCATCATCTTGATCATCATTATCTCCTTGGAATCCTTCTTGTAGCCTGGACATATCAACTATTCTACCTATATCAACCTTTAACTCGGGTGTTATTACAGGTCCGTCTACAGATAATGTATAAGTTCCTTTAAGGTCCGGTCTATCTCTTCTCCAAGTACTGTTATCAGTGATTTTAATTGTATAGTCAGGGTAATTTTGTTTTAAGCGGTCTATGCTTTTTTCTATTTCCGGAGTTAGTCTTTTAAGCCAGCTCATACTGCTTCCTAGTCCAGTACTCTCTTTCAGTATTCCAGCTAATTGCTGCATTCTTTTTAGTTCGTTCATAATAATAAATATTAACCTACTTTAGTAAAGCAAAGATTGTTGTAAAGATAAAAAAACCTACTACTACCTTTAGTTTAGTTCTACCACGTTCTAATTGAGTAACGTATTGGCTCTGTAATTCAAATTTCGTCTTCTCGTTCCTAAGGTAACATCACTTATTTTTTAATCTCCATGATAACCTGTTATAGAGTCACCTGGATCGGTTGGTGTGTATTTAAAGTTAGGAGATGATTGATCTATGTCTGGCATCTCTAAGTCTAAGGGTTCTCCATCAATCTCAACATTTTCCACATCTCCGATTTTAATCATTCCACCATTAGATGTCTTAAAACGACCTGCTAAAGGTACTACACTAATTACTTCTTCACCGTTTACTTCAACTGTGCTTCCTTTAGCTAATGCTGCTTGTACTGCTTTTACTACTAATTGTACAGCAGGACCTTCTTTTAAGTTTTGCTTATCTCCGTTATAAGGGGCTTGATCCCATTCCTGACCAACAAATACTTGTGGGTTTGAAGGATCATCTCCGAAGATACTGTATAGAGTTCTATCGGTTGCTTCGACCTTGTCACCATTATCTAAGGTGATGCTGTAGAGTATTCCGTCTCTATGAAAGATTCCAGGCTTACTACTCTTTTCGATCTTAGCTATTTTAGGTAGTTTTGACCCTGCTGCTTCTAGCTCTTGCTGTTCTTCAGCTTCTGTAATTAGACCGGCCAGGCGTCTCATTCTAACTACTTCGTTAATTTGTCTCTTCATTTTTAAAGTTTATATTAATAAATATCTGTTATTTTAATAAAGCGAAGATTGTTGTAAAGATAAAAAAACCTGCTACTACCTTTAGTTTAGTTTTACCACGTTCTAATTGAGTAACGTATTGACTCTGTAATTCAAATTTCGTCTTCTCGTTCCTAAGGTTATTATCGCAAACCATGTACTTATTCTGCCATTTAGCGATTAATGAATCCTTGATTACGACTTTCTTTTCGGTAGAATCTAATACTTCTTTGGTTAGTTTTAGTTCTACTTTAGCACTATCTCCGCTTATCAAATCGTGAATGATTGATTTAGCTATAGGAGTAGGTATTTTGATTGTGTCTTGAGCTTGTAATGTAGTTAGTGAACATAACAGCGTTAGTACTAATAGTAGTTTTTTCATATTAATAGGTGTATCTTACTTTAAAGAATGAATCTATTTGAGTTGGTGTATATTTACTAGTTGCTTGATTTACTTCGTGATAGTATTCACGAACGATAGTAATTTTTTCCTTTATACTACCTATCTTAGTATCTAAATTCTGAACATGTTCTTCATCAACATGTATGCTACTATCTAGTTTACGTTGTTGGATGATGAACTGTTTATCTAGTTGAGATAATGAATCTATCTTAGCTTTTAGATCAATAGGTATGTTTGATTGATTACTGGATATAATAAACCAAACAACCGCAGCTGTTAAGGCTACGGTTATTATAGTCGGTATTAGTTTTTTTAAGGTGTCTAGCATTACTTTTTTTATTTGTCTTTCAATCTCTTGAATACATTTAATAGTTTAGGGTCATTAGTAATTTTATCCATTAATTTTTTTAAAGTATCGTCTAAGAATTTTTCGTATTCTTCGTCGTCTTTAAATCTATCTTTAGGGTAGTCATGTTTTTGTTTTCCTTCAACGCCTTCGTTTTCTTTTAAAGTTCTAACCACTTCTTGACGAATATATTTTCCTAAAACGCTCTCTTTCTTTACTTCATCGCGTTGGTTATTATATGTTCCTACTCTCTTACACTTACTATTATCTACTTTCCAAACATTACCTTCATCGTCTTTTGCATGACATACTCTAGAACCGTATCTGTCTGTTTTATAAAAATAGTGAATTTCAGATTCATTTAACATCTCATCTTCTCCTTCCTCTCCACCACTCATCTGTTTTTCAATAGTAGCTTGTAGATTCTTGATTTGTTGAGGTATATTACCAATCTCTTGTTTATATTGGTCGATAGAAATTTCACCGGATTTGAATTTAGCTAAGATTGCATCTTTTTGGTTCATTAGAGTCTGTAGTCTGCTTTGGCTTCCACCTAACACTCCTACCATCTTATCACCTACTTGGATATCTTTCTTAGTTGGCTCTTGTTCATAATCGTCGTCACTGTCTGCTTTATTCCAATCATCTTCCATATCTTCTGCATCGTCATCGTCATCTGCTTCTTGGATCTTCTCCATTGCAAATTCAGTATACTTAGGATCTCTATTTAGACTAGCTTCTAACCATTCTGGCCACATTTCTGGATCCATACTAGCATATTTTTCAGCTTGATCTGGATCTTTTACATGCCCTAATAGTATATCTACGAGTTCATCTGCACTATCCATACCTTCTTGAATACCGCCTAGTAACTGAATATCTGTAATAGTATCTGGGTCTAATTCTCCGTGAACCATCTCTCCCATTGCATCATACTTGTTACCTTCATCATCAATACCGGTTAGTGTTACTGAATCAGTAGCTCCACCATCAATGCCTTTTTCTTCTACTTCGTAGTCGTCCCAGGTGATTTTTTTACCTTGATGAGTTGATGATCCTAGATCTTCTCTTACTAGTCTACTTTCGAATTCATAGAGTGGTCTAATTCCAGCTATTTGTTGTAACTTAAATGCTTCCTTGATTAGTTGTTGTTTTGCCATTGTTTTATTATATGGTTTTTATTGATTTATAATAAATAGCTGGAATGAAAGATTACCCTTCTAGTTTAGGGTCGATAGGCATGTATTTTACCTTAGCATCTTCCTTAACTTCCAACCATTTTTCTTTTGTGTACGCTATTCCAAATATAAAGTACTCGTCTTTTTTCTTATTACCTGCTGGGTATTTGATCGCCGGACCATCTAAAGAATGTGGTACAGGATTTTTACCTTGTTGGTTGTAGGTGTGTAAGACTACACCCTCTGGTGTTCTAATTGTTTTGAATGTTCCTTGACTCATAGTGTTTATTTTTCATAAAGATATGAATTAAATCCCATTTAATCAACTTGTTTTTGGGACTCTACTTTTTTATATAATCACACATTATATGAGAGGGGTACACCCCACCTGCTTTATTCCTAATATTAATCTTAAATTTGTATAGTGCTGATTCTACTACTACATCTACACGCTTACCTGCTCCACCTGTACCTCCATAGTATACAACGTTGACGCCAGATGTTATATCGGAAGCTTGGTCAGCATAGCTACTATCTACTTTATATACTCCTGCATTTTTTGAACCTCCATTAACTAAGTAATAGTCTTCTCCTATACCGGATTTTATTAAATTTTGTAGCTTTGTAGTATTGTATTTTTCTGAAGGACCGCTTTGCTGTGCAAAATTTGATTCTCCATACTCGTTAAATACTTTACAGAACGTTTTATTATCTATCCCCAGTGTTTCTAGTAAAGATTTACCGTCTGCATTTTTTATCTCCCCTGCTTTTATTTCACTAGCAGGGAATATCTTAGTTACCCCGGAGTTGAAGAATGTAGTTCCTGTTCCGAATTTAGCTGATAGATAATATTTCTCAGATCCTACTGTAATTATGATATCTGCTAATGTTTCAGCAGCAGAACCAGCAGAAAATGCTACTACAGGTCCTCCGTTTTCAAATTTTAATGGACGGGATTGATTTTTTTCTCCTACTAACTCAACTGTAAAATTGCCGGGTTTTAATTTTAGTTCTTTTGTAAGCTCTATTATCAGGTCTGGGTATTGGTATTCATCTTGATTGGCTTGATTGATGCCTTGTTTTGAAAGAGTTTCTAAATCTTTTACTAATTCATGTTCAAATTTTAACCCTTTACTGTGCACTCCTCTACCTCCTCTAGATCCTTCTCCGTAAGCAACTGTTAGATTACCTACTTTAAATTTACCATCAGGTCTAATAGTTGCTCCTAGTTCTTTGTTGATGTAGTCTGCGAATTTATCGTCCCTTTGTAAGCTTCTTGTGATCTTAACCGCGTTAGGGTTATCTGGATTTATAGCAATAGGGGCAGGTATACTAATCTGTTTACTAGATAGGTATTTTTGTATGGCGTTAAATAGTCGTTTGGTATCGGGATTATCAATCTCTTCTGCAGATGTTGGAAAGTCAGTATACGCCTCCCTCAATACCATCACTTCTTTTAGTATATCTAGTAGTTTGATCATTTAAGATTCTGTTTTTTCTTCTTCTTTTTGACTTGCCGGTATTTCTTCTTGGTCGGCTGGTGGCGGTGCGGTTGCGGTATCTTCTGTTGGTGTCTCCTGTTCAGGACCTTTTGTATTGATAGGTGCACCTAGTTCTAATAATCCTGCTATAGCTAGGACTGCTCTCTGTTTCTCTCCTACTGTTAGTAGGTAGTATCTCTTACCTAATACCTTAGCTTCATAGGCTCTGCCTAGAAAAGCTAGGTAAAAGAATTGTCCATTATGTAGTACGATTTTAAACGTAGTTGGTTTAGGTGCTACGATGTAAATTCCTGTAACGTAGTCTTTATACGCATCAGTTAATAAGTAGATAAGTGTTTGTGCTAGAGAAGGATATTTAGCTAGAATAAAATTAATCGGATCTTCTTCAAAAGAACGAACCGGTGCAATCTTGCCCGGTGCCTCTTCCTCTTCTTTTAGGTACTTACGTACTTCTTGTTCGATGAGGTATTTTAATATTTTATTTGGCTTCATAATTATTCTGCTGTTAATTCTTCAGGTAATACTTGGTCTAATTGTCCGCTTAGAGACTCTTTTACTGAGTGTATATAATCTGAAGCTAAGGAGATATAGGCAGATGTACAACCTGGAAGTTGATCATTAGTACCTAGCATTTTATAAATAGATACTGCGTTTAGGATTAAATCCTTTAATTCACCTTTAGCCATACTTCCTTCATGGTCGTGACCATTGGTCCAGTCTTGACTATCTTGAGCTGCTCTATCGCATCCATCACATTCTTTTAAGTTAACTCTTATCTTTTGTATCATGGTCTGTGTTAATATTTATGAGATTTTACGTGCGTTTGTATTTGGTATAAAGGTTGTTACACCGTCGATATGTTTGATTTGACTGATAATATCTCTTACCTGATCTTTACCAAAAGAAGCAAATGGGTAAGGGTCTATTTTGAGCTTAATTTCTTCTGTATAAGAAGGGTTATTAGTTGGTACGTCACTGCTATGACCTTCTCCTCTAACAATAGTCACTCCTATAATCGCTCTCATATCTGATAATATATCTCCTAAAGTTCTCTTGGTAGTATTAGCAGTCAATTTCCCTATTAGTTCATAGAGATTGGTGTTTTTACTTTCGTTAAATAAGTCTACTAGTTTTATCATATTAATAAATAGTTATTGGCAGTGGTAGTTTAGATATCTTTGTAAAGCTTTAGCATAATGTGTTCCTTTATCTTTTAAACCCGCTTTAGCTGACCTGACTCTACTACAAGATAACTTACCTAATCTCTTCTTTAAGATGCCTGATTTGACAGGATCATCAATACCTTCTTCTATTTCTTTTAGTATGTCTAGTAATTTTATCATTTTGTTTTACCCCAGTCTTTACCTTTACCTGGTTGTTTACATTGAGTAGGTGTAGGTCGGCAGGAAGGATATTCAGCTCGTTTCTCTCCTTTTTCTCTACCGCAAGATTTACATTTACCATTCCTACATGTATTACAATCCACCCAACCCTTTGCTTTACCGGTTCCACCTTTTCTTGAAAACCATTTGTGTAATGATTCATCTTCCTTTAAATCCTTCCATATCTCTCCTCTACGACATCTCACTATCGCTCCTGATCTATATGCAGAGGGTTTGTCGTACTTCTGACGTGCTATACGTAGACAGCGATCTGCTTTCTTCTCTTCGAGTAAATCTTTTAGTATGTTTACTAACTTAATCACTTGTCTCTAATTATAAGTTCTCCAAGTACTTCTAGTCTACCTACTGCTTTTTGAAACTCTATCTGAGTCATAGTTAAAGATATACTCTTGTATACCTGTTCGTATTCTTTCTTGGCTTTCTCCATATCAAACTTACCTTCAGATGCTTTCTTATAGTAAGGTAGCTTAACTTTAAAGTGGTTGTAGGTTAGCATAGAAAGACCACCTTTCTCTTTAGCAGTATCTGCTATCTTCTCTGCACCCTTGCCTCTTGTTTCAGCAAAGTCTTCAAAATTATCGTCTTGTTTCTTTGCTTCGTTTAGTATATCGGTTAGCTTAATCATTATTTCTTGGTTATTGTTATTTGATTATCTCCAGTCACTGCAACACTATACTCTTTAGGATTAACTAATCTTTCGATCATAGCTGTATAGACTCTGAATCGTTTAGAATCTTCTACTCCAGCCTCTCTTTCCTGTTCTGTCTTAGCAGCATCTATGACTAGTTTATCGACTCTATCACCGAATTTACTTATGAAGTCTTTTATAATATCGGTTACCGTTGACAGTACTTGGATAGAAGCACCTTGGCCGGTTAGTTGCTGAGGGGTATGTCCTGTAGCCATGTAGGATACATTGTATATACCTTCACCTTCTTTCCCAAAGTACACTATATACTCTTGAGTCTTATCTTCGGTCTTTGCTTCAAATTTATACACGACCTTACCACTGCCTAACTCACCTTTGAATTGCCAGGGTAGTGGTTTGTTTAAGATCTCTCTTAGTAGACTGGTCAGTTTAATCATTTTACCATGCTCTACATGACCAGTAGTTTGCTTTCCAACGTGGTCCTGGTGATTGACAATGATGTCTTGCTCTATAACTTTTTCTTCGTGCAGGAATGCTTTTCTTTATCTTCATGTTCGGGTCTCCGAAGTTAACCTTAACAACATTTCCTTTTACATTCTTAACGTATACTGATCTTTTCTTGGGTCCACCAGGGGTGTAAAAAGGCTTGCCTAACTGTACCTTACGTCCTCTATATTCTGCTTCTTCTATCTTATCTCTATGCTCTATTAGGTACTCTTTTAGACAGGTTGGACAGTAACTATCCGTCTCGTCTAGTTCGTTTAGTTTATTTCCAGCAGCAACAGCTGCTTTGTAAGCTTCCGAACCTTTGCGTGCACCTTTTTCACCACGAGCTCTTTTAGCATTAATATTTGCCCACAGCCCTTCGTCTGTTGTCTCTACTTCATTAGTTCTTCTCGCACAGCTTCTCTCTCCTTTTAAAAAGGGAGTAGGGCATGATGTTCCTTTTACGTGAACGTGCCCGCATTTATGGCAGCATGTACCTTTCTTTTCGTCTAACATATTAATGTAAGAATCTTAGTTTGTATTTGGTTGATTCGATTAGAGCTACTAGAGTATCTACCTCGTTTTGAATGTAGCTGTCCTTAGGTAATTCGTGTCTTGTAGTCTCTACATACTTATCTAATGCTTCGAAGTAGGTAAGGGGTTGGTTGTCTTCTTTAAAAGAAGCCTGGCCTTGATAACCTCTTAAGATACCGTATCGACCTTGATAAGATTCTACTAAACCATCTGCAATTTCTACGATTTCTTCGTAGTATTCCTGTAAAGCTTTATGGGCTGCAAAAGAATCTGTCTGTAGATGAAAGATGTGTGCTTGTGTTCTCGATGCAAATAGCATAGAGATGAATTGTGCGTATTGTTCCATATTATTTGTCTTTCTCTTCTAGAGGTTTTAATTGTTTTTTAGATGATTCAACCATTTTATGTTTACCACGTAGTTCTTTGATACGTGCCATTATTTTTTCTGCTTCATCGTGATGATGATCCGCTTGTGTAGGATCTTTTTTAACCATCCTCATATGCTCTTCAGCCTTCTTTTGAAGCTTATCGATAGTCTTTTGTAGTTTACCCGATACTTCTTCCTTTTTTTCTTCTAAAGCTTTAGCTATTGAATACTTATCTGTTAATAGTTTCTGGGCTTGTGCCTGTGCTTCATCTTCTTCGGTGTAAAATCCATGTACTTGATCTGGTGCTAGACCTGAACGGCACATATCAGCAAACTGAAATGGGTCACATGGCATTAAAATGTTATCTAGAGTATCTTCATGAGTCTGAGGTTTAGTTACAACCCAAAATTCTAATGTATCTACGGGGTGGGTACCCTTAACTGATTCTTTTAGTGTCTTTTTCTTTGGAGATTTCTTGTCTGCAATGTGTAGAGCGGCTAGATACTTGTCGAGAGCCGTCTTTGTTCCTGCTGTAGAACCTACTTTCTTACCTGCTTTATAGACGACATACTTGTCACCTACTTTCTTATGTGTGTATGGCATGTGTAGTTACGTATTTTAATAATAAATAGTTAAATTTCCTGCTCTTTAGCCTTTTTTATTTCCCCTCTCAACCCTTCATAGTCTTCGGGGCTTACTTTGACTTTACTCCAGTCTTCCGCTACACCATCTTCGGACATAAACGTATCGGTATTGACTAGCCATGCATCTAGAGCACGTTCTAGGTCTTCTAATATACCGTTCTTGTTTCCATTTAACATCCTCCTTTCGTACTCCTGGTATCTACCGGTAGCTTTTAGTTGAGATTCCATTTCAATCACACAGTCAAAACAGGTATTATGTATAGAGTACATCTTTTTATTAAGGTTATTCACCTTCATCGGCTTGCTACACTTCGGACAACTCAAAGGTAAAACGGTTAACTGTTTTAGACTATCAAACTTCGTAACAGTTTGTCTTATTCCATTCTTAATAGTCCATTTCCTACCACTCTCCTCCCAAATATCACCTTCTTTGTGTTCAACCCTACCTCTTTCATAGCCTGATTGTAGACTAGTGGCTGCATCTACCTGACCTGTTATAAGGTTTCTTGCTCTTTGAACGTCTCGATGGTTGAATTCTTTCTTTAACATAACGATTTTTATTTTATAATATTAATTTAATCATTCCAGATTATTACCTTAAACTTCTCTGAATCTATTCCGTAAAATCGACACTTCCAATCACTCTGTTCGAAAAAAGATAGTGATGACCACTCATCTTTCCTTTGGAGTAAACGTTTTGCAGCATCTTCCCAGTCGGTGGTTAGAGCTAGATTTTCAATCCTATCTTTCATAGCCAGTACAGCTTCGAAATTAAAATCATCCCATTCATAATGGAATACCTCAAACACATTACCCTGTCTGTCTACATAGTCTATTGATAGATCTATACCCCATTTCGAACGTACTTTTAGTAGTTTATGTACTAACGGTAATTCTTCACTCCAAGTCTTTAATTGATTAAGTGCTAGACCTGAATATCCTTTACGTTCAAATAGCAGTGCATGGTTTATATGTACTCCCTCTATTTCAGTCTTGGAAGATTTAAGCCAATCTCTTTTAATAGCTTTCTTATATCTATGATCTATTGCTGGAGTATTAACTTCGGCATAATCCTGTTCTAATTCTGTTAAATCGTATCCATTTACATCAAAAAGATCTAAGCAGTTTGTATACGGAGAATCATACTTACAGATTGGGTTATCCCAGGTACGTTTTGAATCGAATTGATTGGCTGTTAGGAGTAGTTGCATTATTTCTTATCGGTTAGTGGTCCTCCAACAACCCAAGCATCGCAGGTTCTAGCTGAAGCACATTTGAATTTTAAAAATCTACAATAACCTAATTGACCTGCTTTAATTACATCAAATGGATCTTCGGATCCTTCATCGTTTCCAATACCCTTTGCAATACAGTCCAATGTCTTAGTTGTTTGATCGAAGGCTGCACAATTACCACATAATGATTTCTTAGCTTCTTGTATTGAATCCAATTGCCACATATCTGCTTTTTGCTTCCAGAATTTAATATTTGGTTCATTTGGATTTAGTGGTCCGTAGTGTTCTTTTTCAATAGCACTTTGACGATTCTTTAAATTAAGCGGTATGCTCTGAGTGGCAGGTGGGCATTTAGCATCTGCTTTATCTTCGAATGTTAACTGAGGTGTATGGGTTAGGAAGTTAGGCTTTCTCATAATCGTCTTAGCAATCGCTTTATGAGTCAGATTTAGGAAAGGTATATTTAGCTTACTTTGTCTATCTGTAGCTACAATTTCAGAATACCTATTAAAGAACTCAAGAAACTCTTTTTTCTTTTTGGATAAATTTTCAAAAAACTTAATCAACTGCTGATACGTAACATCCGATTCTCTTCCTGTTAACCTATCTAATACGTGCTTGGAAGTTAGGTCTACATCTACCGGTGCTAGAATGTTATCTGCAAATGCATCCACTTTCTCTATTTCATCAGGTGTAACTGATTCATTTATCATGATCTGTGTGTAGATATCTGGATTTCTTTTACCGTACTCTCTCATTATCTGCCCTGCTACTGCATTTGCTTCATTTTCAACATCAGATCCCGTCTTACCATCTTCGGCTGTTATACCGTATTTCTCATTTTGACAGTGGTGTACTAATTCGTGTGCTAGTGTTCTTAATATGTCGGCTAGATTACGATTTACAATCACTGTTGCAATCTTTTTATGGGTGGGGTCATAACCTCCAAAGCTGTGCATCTCCCCAGGGAAATCAGGATCTGTAATATACTCTATCTCCGGGATTTGCTTTAAATCTAGCAAGGGAGAACACCATCTAACAAACTTCTCGATGTCTTCCACTATACCTTCTTGCTCTGAATCTAATTCTAATCCCTCTTTGATAGCAGTCTGCGTTATAGTAGAGGCTAACATCTTGAATATATCGCCTGCATACCCTTTATTTAAGGTTGCATCTGGTAGAGCTTCTTTAAAACCTTCTAGATCTCCTGCTCTTAATAGTCTTCTTACATAAGAGGCTGAGATTCTACCGAACTTCTCTTCCATCGGTACTGGTTTGATCTTATCTCCGAAGGCTTTCTTCAGTGATGCAAAGTAATTTTGATCATCTACTTCATCCTTACCTCCAACTATGTAGATTGGTGATTGTTCGGGGTGTTCGGCTATATAATCGAAGATATCTCTGATTGGAGATGCTGATTTAGCAATGCTAACAGAGATTTTAGGGTTAGGTTCTGCTTTAAGATATGTTTGCCATACTTTTAGACTCTGTTCTGCCGTTATACCATCCCTCTCTTTCTTTGAAATTATAACATATACCGCGGTGATATAGTTACGAGATGCCATATCCTTAGCTACTTCGAAGTGTCCTTTGTGTGGGGGTTTGAATCCACCTGGGTAAAAACAAATTCCTGGTTGATTTACTACCTCTTCTCCTATTAACCTACCTAGATTAGTCATAAATTCTAGTAGGTTATCTACTGAATCTAAAGCTTTTTGTTTACCAGCTCCTTTGGCTGTACCTACTTCTCCACTCTTAATCGATACCATAGATTTGAAGATACCTTTAATCCTGTTTTTTGATCTTTCGTTCTTACATTTACGTTTAATATCCTGTAATAACTCTTCAAAAGTACCATCTATTCTATAGCCATCGTATAATTTCTTAACTGTATTCCAATCTGTAGTTTTCCACACCTCTTTTCTACCTGTTTCTTTAAAATCAGGTGAAAGATCTACTATGCGTAATGTTAGAGCTGCACCAGAAAGATTGAATTCATACTCCTGACCCTTCTCTAGAGGCGGTACATCTTTAATACCTAGTCTTTTAAACACCGCCTGTGGGTCTTCTTCCAGTAATACTACCTTGGTTAGGCCTAGTAATAAGCCTTGTATCTCGGCTGGATAGTCTAAGAAAGCTTTTTTGAAGTCAGATTCTTGTTCTGATGTTGAAACCATGTTATCAATCTGGATATATTCACCTGGCATACCTTCGATAGGGTATAATACGGTTACTAACTCACCTGAACTCAATGATTTCTTACCTCTGTACTTATCACTTCTAAAAGGTACGATAAGGTTATCAGGAAACTTAGCAAAGAATGCTGCTAGATCCTGTTTTAGTTGTTTTTTATCTTGACCTCCTTCTAAAGTTACAATCAAATCTATATCACCGAAGTCAGATTTACTTGATGTATTGTAAGATCCTGAGATCTTAGCATCTTTAAACAAAGGAAATTTACTTAAGACCTTTCTTATATAGGAATCTTTAGTTGATTAGACTGCTTTTCTTGGTATTCTATTACCGCCTGCTGATCCTGACATTATGCTTCTGTTTTATACTTGGTTAATTCTGAGTCATCAAGTAAAAACTTACCTTTCAAACCTAGTCTGTCTTGATTTTTAATCCAGTAGTCCTGTATATCACTTGGTATATCGGCTCTAGTTGAATCTAAGATCTTTAAATAGATATCTAGTATTCCATTAACGTCTTGAGTACTTAAACTACTTCCTAGGTACGTCATTAACTTGTGATAGTCTTCTAAGATATCTGGAGTTATTTTAGTTCCGTAGAGTTTATTTAGTAGTGTAATAGCTTCTTGAGGTGTCTTAGCCTCAACCTCTCTAGTATCTTTATTAATAACTCCTTGACCGTGTCTAAAGGTATAGCCTTTATAGCCAAATAAAGCAACCAGTAACTGTGTTCTATGTAGACCTTTAACATTACCTTGGTAGGTAGATGAATAGTAGCTAAACTTTAACCAGTCTAGATTACCGATATTAATGTCGGTTTGAACTGTTTTACCTAATTCTTCACCTTTGTCGTTGTATTGACCTGTCTCACAGAAGATCGCTCCACCACCGGCTTGTTTTAAATCTACTTGAATGATATCAGATTTTTCATTAATCTGTGCACCAATCATTTCGATCATAGCTCTTAATTGGTTCTGGACTGGTGTGGCTGTTCTAGCACGTTTTGCAATCGCTGCCACCCTCTCTTCGAACTGTGCTTTATCAACATTCCAACCTTTAAAGTCAGGTGTTTCACCGTCTGGGAATAAATACTTGACGTCGTATCCTAGATCGATATCACCTGATTGTGGTTTCTTACCTACTGATCCTAATGTTTGGAAAGTTGTAAAGGTCTTAGCCTTAGCAGGAAAGATTCTTCCTAATTCTGCTGAAAATTTATCTAATGTTGGATCTATATCCTCTCTTTTAATAGGTGCGGTAGATCCAAAAACATTACCTCCTTCAAGGAGTATTTGCTTTAATAACGGTATTAGTTTTATCATACACTTATAAATAGTTACTCTTCCTTAATTACAATCTGCTCTTCTGATATTATAGATTTAGGTAACTTATTAGCAAGTTCTTTCATGTATCTAACCGCTATATCGACCCTACTCAACATATTCTTGATTTCATCTTCATCTCTATGTAGTCTATAAATAAACATCATGTAATCCGTGCTTACTCTTGGGTCAAAACTAATAAAATCGCACCATTTAGCACCTGTTACTGCCATGTGTGAGATACATTGGTAGTAGTAGGCTGCAGAAGCTTTCTTAAACTCGGCATCTGATGTAATTAAACCGTATTTAAAATGATTTACTGAGTTGTAAGGGCATTTAATTTCAAGTGTTCCGTCTGGATTTACAATAGAATCTGGAGATCCACCATAATGATTACCTACTGTATAGAAAGAGCAGGGTTGGACATCTAATCCTGTAGCTGCTTTGTAGATATCTCGTGCAGTATCTTCTAGATCAGTTCCCCAATCAAGGGCTTGCCCTAGAGCTGGTGATGAGAATCCACCTAGTTTTTCGGATACCTTCTCTAATAAGTAGCTTTTTGCGGTCTCACTAAGACTTTCTGTCTTAGATTTACCTTCTCCCATAATTTTCCACACTTCTGAGCTGGTTATTCTTCCTTTTCGAATGTTAAACCACTCTGGTGAACGCTGTTCAATTAACATAATTCTAGTTTTTTGTGAAGTAATTTTGCATAACTCAACGGACTAGCTTGATGTAAGAGCTTGGTCATTTCTTGAAACCCAATATCTGAAGGATCTTTACCATCTAATTCTACTAGATATACTTCTTTACCCTGGTCTAATAGATGCTGAGCATGTTTTAATGCGTCTTTTAGTGCATCATTGTCTAAAGCGATATAAACCGTCTTAACCTCACTCTGTGCTAACTGCATCTGTAGTGCTGTTGAGATGGTTTTTCCAAATAAAGGAACTGCATTTCGTTTTATAGCTACTGCATCAAAGATACCTTCACATAAAACTACTGGACATTTCCAGTTTACATAATATTCTAAACCTACTATTTCATTCTTATCACAACGGGGAGTATTATATTTCCTTCCAGGGTCTTTTTCAAAAGATCTACCTACGAAGTAGTTTAGTTTCCCGTCTTTATTTAGGGATTGGACGATTAGTGAATTAGCATATCTACCTGTTTCACAGTATCCTATCCCGTATTTTATGATATCTTGTTCGGTTATACCTCTTTTTTTGGCATAGGCCTGAGCCTGTCGGAAAGTGATCGAAGATTTATTACCACCTAGTAGTGATTTAAACTCCTTAGGTAGTGTGATTATAAACTTCTCTGCTTCTTCACCCTCTCCTCCCTTTGGTATATACTTTAAAAAAGGCTTTAATTCTAAGATCTTCTCTCTACTAGCTCCTGCTTTTTTAAGTAAAGTGGCCAGTGATCTACCTTTGGTGTTACACACCCAGCAGTTCCATGAATTCTTATCATCTGCCGATATCTGTAGATCGACCTCTAGTTTGGGTTTTGCATGATGACAGAATGGACAGTTGAATGCATAATTCTGTCTTGAAGTATGCTTACCTCTACCTAGTACAGTCTCTACGATTCCTAATAACAATCTAGTATTATCCATATTATGATAATATACGGAAAATTAATTAGAGTACCTACCTAAACTTACTCCTAAGATTTAGGAGATTCTTTTATCCAAGCCTCCGGTATCAACTTATCTGCATAAGGTATGCCTAGTTTCTCACACCACATTCCGTATGTGGTTTTAGAGTTCTTTGATATCTTTGTGTTCGAATTAGTGAATACAAATCTAATATCTAATTCAGGAAATTGCTGTTTGATTAGTTCGTGTTTCTTTCTATCTGCTAATACGAATCTACCTTTAGTTTCTATTATAATACCGTTGAGTAGTTTGAAATCTGGTAGATAGGTATGGGATTTAGCTGGTACTAGGTACTTGACTATATTAGCTTTACTCTCGTATTCGTATTCTACTTGTTTATTCTTGAGTTGATTTGCGACTGTTTCTTCTAAGCCTGAGCGATATCCATGCTGAATAGCTCTTCTTCGAACATTAACTTTTTTTGCCATAAATGATTGTTTTGTTAGCTATCCCACTTCACAATAAAAGTAACGTCTGTATTAGACGGTATGGGAGTGGGTTGAGCGAGTTTACCGACAGCTAGTAATTCATTAGCTGCGTTGTATAGACCTACGGTTGTGGCGTAGGGTTGAAAAGCGGAACCTGTTATATTATTTGATACGTCTCCATATGATCCAGATACTGCCGATGGATTTAGAGTCATATTGAATTCATTTTCGTTTATATGACATCTAACCTGGGATTGATATATGGTTAGTTCTGATTTAAAACTTAGATCGTAAAGGAACGTTGGATAGTTCAGTATTTCGTAGATATCGATGATTAGTATTACTATACCTTGTGAGTAAATAATATTTCCTACATACTCATTACCGCTTACAGTTACGATATTACCGTTACCATCATCTTGTATACTTGCGAAACCACCATCAGTACTGTTTATACTGAAACTTCCTGGTTTTATATTCTCCCCGTATAGTATTGTTGGTATAGATACAATCTGTATTGGAGTTCCATACTCTGTAGGGAAATTCTTTCTGCTATCATACTCCGATGATCCAGATGTTGCTGTAGACTGTAATAAATTATCATACATTAGAGTTGTACTAGTCTTAGCTCCTCCTTTTTCATCCTCAACTAACTCATCATAATTCTGTTCGGATAAGGGTTTTGATGGAGCTAGACTTGCTAAACCATTTGAATAGTATAACTGTCTAGCTGATCTGTAATAAACACTTTTACCTGCTGTAAAAAGTACTGTATTGGATGGGTAGTTAAATGCTTGAATTGTACTAATACCTGCATCCGTAACCGTATCTTGAGTATAACTAAACGTTTTACTCGCCTTATACGGAAACACAGTTATATCTGATGTTTTAAATGTCTTGTATGCAGAACTCATCTTTTAGTATTAGTTATCACCAATTCAACTTGACGCGAATGAGTGCTTCTTTTGTAAAATCCTTAGTTAGAGGTTTTGACATCTTAGCAACTGCTAATAATTCGTTATTGGTATTGTATAGACCTACAGTTGTTGGATAGGTCTGTGGGTTATTAATTAAGCTTGAGAAGTTTAATGCACCACTACCACTTATGATTGATGGATTGGTGGTGTAATTAAAGTCTTGACTCTTTACTCTTACAAATATATAATCAGATGACACTGTTTCCTCACTGTTCAATTGGAAGTTAGCACCGCCTGATATAGCATTATAAATGTAGTTGTAATTGTTAGCATTTGAATTAACTGATTCACTTACTAATAAATTGATACCACCTGATGCAAATGGTAGAGCTAATGCTCTTGGATTCAAGATTATCGTACCAATATCTGGTAAGAATAATCCATAAGAACCTGATGGAGTATAGCCTGCTGTCACACCTGATGCTACTGTAGTTGATACTGCTGTCCCGTTACTTCCACTCACGATATTAAAAACTCTACCGCAGTCTAGGTAAGTTATTGTTGTCGCTGTAGCACTATCGTTGGTAAGTTTTATAGTAGACGATCCTGAGGTTAGGGCGATATTAAAAGTAGGTGGGTATAGTTGTTGTTTATACCTATTTCTATTAATGTTTAGTACTATGATATCTCTTGATACTGTATTACCAGTACCGAAGTTAAAATTAGTATTTTCATCACCGTATACCAGAGTCCTGTATTGACCGTAAGTTGTTCTGCTAGGTGAAATATAAGGTACTAGTGAGTTATAGTAGGCAGAACCTGATCCGTTTAGGTTTCCGTATGCTATTGAAAATTGCGGTGTTGGATCGGTTACTGTCGTTCCACTAGCATATACATCTACATAGAATGTAGGTGATACTGAGGATGCGGTTGTAAATGTTGTTAGAACGGGTAGACCAGTACTCCAAGCTGGAGCTGTTACTGAATCTGCACTTACTACGAAATCTGTTGGGGCTAAAGTGACAAAGCTCATATTTGTATTTGTATAATATTATTAAGATTGCTTGATGATGGTTACCGGTACTGTTATACGTGCACCACTATCTCTACCAATTACAATTAGATTGGTTTGTAGTTGTGTTTGAGTACCAAATAGAGTATTGATCGTAGTAGCAGTCATATTGATAGATGTACCGATTACTGTCTTACTTACGTTTGTACCTATGGTAGTTGTAGTGTTTAGAGCCTGAGCTTCTTGAGTATTTATACCTACACCGTTAAATGATGACATGGTTCTAACATCTCCAATAGTTACTATGTATCCAGACTGTTCGAAAGTAGATGTTGCACCTAAGTAGTTTAGAGTCTGTGGAGTTATAGCTAGAGAAGCACCTTGTTTTAATGTAATCGATGTATAACCTATATCTAGAACAGGTATCTTAGCTGTACCACGAGGTAGAGTAATTAACTTATACTTCATGATTTCGTTATCATTTGGAAATGCTTCTATGATTGGCATCGCCGTAATAGCTTCACCGTAAAATGCTGAACCTGAAGGGTGATTAGGATTATAGAGTGTATAATCTATCTCATCATCTGATAATGCAAATTGAGTAATTTGGAAAGAACCATCGTTACGGGCTAGTAACTCTCTACCTTTTTTTGTTAAAATTGCGTCAACTGTGACTGTTGTACCGTTTAAGTATCCCATGTTGTTTTATGTGTTTATCTTATTATAAATATATGTAAACTAGGTTTTAGGTCAAATTATAGTACAGAGCTGCCTGTTACTGTAAAATACATTGTGTAATTACTTGATGGTGACATCGTGAATGTAGCTGATGAGGAAACGTTACTTCCTGATACTATCGCTATAAAGTTTTGAGGCGGTATACCTTGATTGCTAACAATAAATACATTGGTAGTGTACGAACCTCCGCCTGTAGTTTTTCCGTATACAGTGGCAGTGTAGGTCTGTGAGTTTGTATTAGGAGTTGAAATTACAGTACTTCCTCGGTTTGAATTATAACTACCTGTTAAGTACACCGTACTTCCGCTTACTAAAGAGTATCCACTCCCGCTTAAAGTTGCTTCTATATATTCTGTGTAGTTCAAATCAAATCTCCAATCTATGCTTATATACGAAGATGTAGTTGATGTAGTAGGTAGGCTTACGGTTGGAAAGGGTGGGTAGTATAGGTCTGTGTTATTTACGGGATATACACCTAGGGTTGAACTTCCGGACTGTATAAAAATACTTATCGAAGATGTTGTTATAGTTACATCTGAGTAATATACTGGTTGTAAGTTATCTGTTACAACTTGTAGGTTTGATAGTACGGACCCGGATGAGGGGGTGTAGTATAGTTGTGTCATTATAATTGAGTGTATAGGTTTTCAAATATTGTACCTACGTTAGTTTTTAATTCTGCACTTGCATCATAAGGTATTAACATAGTCTGTGATACCTCTCCTTCACGTTTTTTATAATCCAGTATAACTGAAGTTTCATTTGATTTAGGTCTTAATATAGCAAAGGTCTGTCCTAGATTAAATGAACCAGTATCAATGTTTGGTACTACTGTTATCTGTTCTCCGTGGTTTAGTATTGTAAATACAGCCGGGGTTGATGTTGAACTTACAACAGTTTTATCAACCGCCAGTGTGTAATTTATATACCCGCTAGGAGGTGTGATGCTCACAGCTCCTATTGCATAACCTAGAACGGTAACGTTTGAAACATCGTAAGTCCCACCTGTTGTCCCTGTTACATTGAATAAAGTACCCACGCTAAAGTATTTTTCAAAATCAAAAGTCTGCGGTACTGTAATTGCTATGAAATTAGTAGCTCCTCCAGCTCCTGTTGTTGAGTTTAAAAATAAGAATGCGTAAATAAGTAGTTGTACCCAAGCTAGAGGGTTAGCAGTATCTACATGGTCAAAGTAGCAGTCGTAGGGGGTGTATGTTGTAATTGCGGTTTCAACCTCTATGACTGTGTAATACTTTGATTTTAAGGATTGAAAGGGTCCGATTCTTATTAAGTCGTACGGTTGTATGCTAAAGTGATCTACTACAGGTGTGTAAAAGTCTTGATTACTAGATAACGGGAAGAATGTTGATGCTGATAGGAAGTATTCGTTAACTAGCGGTGTAAACTTAATAGTATTCTCTGATGTATTTGTAAATAGCGGTTGTGTTTGTTGTAGGGTCTTTATGTAATAATCCTCAACTGTGATTAACTGGCTATCTATAATCTGGAAAGAAGATTTTTCCGGTAGAGTTACAGCGCTATTACCTAAATTTGCAGCAGCAAGGGTTGAATTTACCTGGAATCCTAGTGCACTAATTCCAGAATACTGGGTTAAAGATGGATAAAATCCTAGGTTGTTAGAGATATCTATAAAACAGAAGCGTATTCTTAAACATTGTCCCTGTATCAAGGGAGTATTTTGTAAGTTTAATGTAGCTACAAATACATCTTCAGGAGAATTAGCAGAGTCAAATGTTATCAGGTTGTAATTTGAATTGACTGTGTAATTACTATTATTTGTTAATTTTGTCAATGTTGAGCTTGCTAGTAATGACCATCCAGTAGCTGAAGTTGTTGCGCTATTTGCAGATTCGAGTATTGCAAATAATTTTACTCCGTAAGGACGGGTAGTGTTGGTAGCTCCCATTAGTTGACCTCTGAAGCTGAATGGTATTTTCAGATCAATATTATATGTTGAACTTCTCGGTACTTTATATATGTAGTTAGTCTGAGTAGTAGAGTATGAATTGGGGTCTGAATCTGTATTAAATCCTGGCGGTGTCTTTACATCGTCAAATTTTAGTTGTGAGAATGTATAGACTATTGTTTTAGAATCTGAAGCGGATACTATAAGTGGGACTGTCGGTAGTGTTTTAGAGACTCCTATAGATCCTGTTCTATACGTCCAGGTAGTCATATCGTACCTATCCTGTGGTTGTGCGGCTGGAATAGTTGTTAATCCATATAAATCATTTTCAATATATACGTAGTGGCCGCTATAACCTTGTCCTACTGCAGAGCTTGGATTTTTCGTTAAGTCTACATTGTTAATCGCAAAAGTACCTAGGGTATTAGGAACAGTTGCATATATACCGAAACTGTTATTACTTGCTATAGCGTTAATACCTATTACGTTTTTTAAAGAAGAGCTGTAAGATTGATCAAATCTAAAAGATAGCGGTTCATTATTTTCTCTAAATAAAATAGGGTCAAATGAATACCCTCCTCTCCATATTGTTTTTAATCCATCTAAAGCTACTTGATTGGTAGGTACTGTTACGTTTGATACTGATACTTTTACAGGATCTCCAGATCTAAATATATTCTGTACTTCAAATAAATTGGTGTTATTAGCTGATAACTCTAAGACATTACTGTCTTGATCTACTAAGTACTTTAAATTAACGGTTGTCTTATCGTAAAAGTTTTTACTTACTGAAGGTATATTACTTACCCATCCTAGTTTATAACTATTATGATCAATAGCTGCTGTACTACCATAGGATTGATCTCCTCCCCATGTTGCAGATTGACTACTGTATGTATTATAAGTTAGACTAACTACTTTAGAACCGCTGTATCTTGAATTAGTTCTAGCATAGCTATAATAGTTGTAGTCATTTATATCTGAAAAAGGCCAGTATATGCTATCTAATCCTGTATAGGTTGGATTAGCACTCCTTGATGGATACAAAGCTAGAGCTCCTGTGATTAATCCACTATTTACCGGTATTATTATATTTGAACTGTAATCTGTTTCTAGGAATCTAGTCGATCTTCTACTACCGGTTACGTTATTTAATAATGCATCTAAGGAATAGGTCGTGAAGATAGCTAGACCGGTACTAATTGATGATGTCCAAGGGTAGTTAATCGATGAAACTTCGGTATTAGTGAACTTACCGTTATTGGTAACCGGTATAGTTGTACCGCTAAATTCACCTGTAAATGGTTCACTTAGATCGGTTTTAATCGATGTAATTGTACCTAGAGATGTTACTAGAGATTGAGTGAAAGAAGTGTCTAGGTACATAGCTTCCGGATTTGAACCCGTCACCTTAACCATCTTAACAGATCCACTATACTCATTACTAAACTCCCAAGTAGGTTCGTGTCTTGGATACTTGGGTCTCTCTAAGATATGTGGTTTGATTATGATACCTGTCGATAGATTTGCTCTCGCAGGTACAAAATCCTTTATCATCTTGAATAGGGAGTTATCGTAGAACTTGACTAAGTTCATGAAATCCCACAGTGTAAATTTGCTAATATACTTTTGGAAATATGTCTTCCTTAGATTATTCAAATCTACATACTCTGTTTCATATGCATCACTTGGTTTACCAATATAGTCATCAATATTAAAATAACCTAACTGATCTGTTATATCTGCATCCACTAAATCGTTAGGTGAGAATCCAACTTCTAGATCGGCAGAATTCTTGCTAATATCTGGATCGAATCTTTGAACGCTTACATAAGGCGATAGTACAGTCTCTGGTAGATCGTTTAGCTGAGGTATAAATAACTTGTTATTGACTTTTTGGTTGACTCCAGTTGATGGTGAAGATACTAGATCCGCTATCACAAATGGAGTAAATGTTCTCGTACTTCCACTACTAAATAAACCGTAGCTTATCGGTCTACTCGCACTCACAAAAGATCCAATACCATTCACTATTCGACTTGTATACGGTACCGTAAATGATCCTGTAATTGAAGGATGGTAGGAAGTCAGGACTGCGTTTTGATCTACCTCACTAAACCCTAGTTGATAATATTGATAATCCTTAGGATTTAGCGTTAAACTCGCCGTAGTTAAGTAAGGTACGTTTAGGTTATTTCCCAGCGGGATTCTAAGGGATAACTCATATAACGACGATGTTATCGTATTGCCTCTATATGAGATAGAGTTTTGAACGTGTTCATCAAAAGCCGACTCTTGTAATGGTATATTCCAGTATCTAAATTCTTGGAAATAGCCTTGGAATGTTGTTCTTAGGGGACATAAACTACTCGTTTGGTTGATAGGTCCTCCTAAATATCCGCAGAATAAATTTGATAGCGAAGACGTATTAACTGTATTCCAGTTTACGTTATAGCTAGCAGAAGGTGCCCCTTCGTATGGTACATTTACAGTAATGCTTTGAGAGGCTTCGTAAGTGATCTCTCCGTTACCCTCTTCGTTATAAGCTGCTCCTTTAACATATACCCAGTACGTATTAGAGGTTTGGCTATTAGATCCTGCAAAGTTTCCTACATCTCTTCTCATCATTACCGTCCACCATTGTTCAGAATCGAAGAATGGTAAAGTGATAGGTGTTGTAGCTGCATAAGCAGTTCCTAATGAACCTGATTGTAGTTTAAATACAAGGTTACCGTTATTTTGTAATGAACTAGATGTTACTGCTGAAGCAGAGTTGTAGGTTAATTGTAATCCAAATAATGTCTTAGCAGTACCTCCTCTATTAACTTCAAAGATAGATTGTGAGATATGTGCAGAATCCGGTATACCTGTTGTCTTGAATCTAAATTCAATCGTATCTGGTACGATACTGCTACTTCCTGCACTCTGGTAGTAATAATCCTGACCTGCCCAAGGCATGGCTAAGTTCATACTACCTGTATTACGGTAAGCTAACGAATATCTATCCTGTACTAGATCTGGTGTTGCTGCTAATTTATCTGAACCACCGAATTCTGTGATTCTTAACATTGTGTCCGGTATACCGTAACAGTTTATCAAAGCTCTCAAACCTCTTGTTGTACCTCTAGTCTTTAGTAGGTATGGTAGGTTATGGTAGATTCTCTTATAATATTCTAGAGTAATGTCGTTACCTGGGATTGTAGGTTTTAGGTCGTAGTCTAGTACATAGTAATTAGGGTCTGTATATCCTATGTAAACATACGGTCCTGTAGGATTGTAGGCGATATAGTAAGATGCACTCACAGATCCTGTTGGCACTTTTAAGCTACCATCGGGATCGATTCCTAGTGTTGAGTAGTAGAGATTATCTGATATACTCGTATTGGTATACAAGTTAATACCCATTGATTTTAGAGCCTCTCCTACCAAGTCTTTAGAAATACCTTTGGTTAGTTTATTCTCTGCATTAAATCTTTCACTAACGTCTTTGTAGTAGATCCAGATATTATCGAAGTGTTGACCTACCATGTTTAAGAAAGTCTCGTAAGGTAGGTTATTTACATCCTCTCTTAGATAAGCCGGGATTGTATTTAAGAATAAGTCTTTATTATCTGAATCGTAGATAGATGCTGAATATAACATCCCATATCCTGCATCAGCATTTCCTAGCCAAGATAAGGCTTGAGATGATGTTACGGAGTATAGGGTATATGGCGGTAAATCACTTGATTTAGGCCATGCCGTCGGTTCGTTTTCGTAGTAAAGATAATATTCATACCCATCAAACTTCTCTATGATATTGTTGATCTGCTGTTGAAGTAAGTAAATACTTCCAGATGTAATCGTATTGCTACCTGTTACATTTGTAGTTAGGTTTGCAATATCAGCATTGAATTTCTCAATCAAGCTTAGTTTATAAGCAAAGTTGTAGATACGTTCTTGTACGGATGAGAAGTGGCTAAAGTTTGAAAAATTACTATAGTCTACGTTTATATTTAACCCTTTTTCATCCATCATACTCCTAATCTGTTGATAGAGTGAAGAAGATGAATTGGATCCTGAAGTTACAAATAAGCTATTGAAATTATACAGAGGTGTTGTCTGACTAACTCTTTCTGCAAGTCCTAAATTAAAATTAGGCCCTCTTAAGTTGTTTGTCTGTACAGTCTGCTCTGCAGTAATATCAATTGTAACCTGGTATTTTACTGAATCACTTAACTGTTCTACAATCCAAAAAGTATCTTTTAGAGATAAGTTATCGGGTAGAGGTTCGTATAATTTTATGAGTAGACACGCTTCACCGTCCTGGATTGTAAATAAAACATTTACTCCAATCAGTACGTTATTATCTCCAAAATTTAAGTAAAAGTCGGGGTAATAGGCTTTAAGTTGAGCTTGATTATCAAAGTCTTGAAACGTTTGTTGAAGTTCTTGATTTGATAAATCTTGCCTAGAAATCCTTAACTCCGTTCTATCTCCGGATATCTCTTTGATCCAGAATCTATTCGTAAAATCACTTCTAAATATGTTTCTAAAGAAGTTATACGTAATCTCAACCGAACCTCTATCGTAACCGTTTAGCTTGACATCTGCCTCAGGATCGATCTCTAGAGCGGTATAATTACCAGTTACAGGATCGGGGTTAACAGGTGTATAATTCTTTTCAAAATAGTTAGCAGACAGTAAATTTCCATTCAAATCATAAATGAAATACTCTACGTAGTCACTTGGTGATCCAAAGGGAGTTGATACTGTTGAGGTATTAATCAAAGAAACATCCTTGTCAGCGTATTGTTGATAATCGGATGTATTGCCTAAAAAATCTATGTTAACTATTTCCATTATACTGTTAATGAGCTTATGTCTATGATGCTTTTATTAGCGTCAAGTAATTGTTGTCTTAAACTATTGATCTCTTCAATCAATGCTTTTTCGTTATCTGTTAATACCTCTCCGCCTATATATTCACTACTTCTTTTAACTAAGTATTCATGTGAATTTATATCGCCTGTGATAGGTATTTGGAAGAATAATTCATCGTACAATTCAAAGAATCTATCAACGGTTACAGGTGCTTGAACAGGTTCTGTTGGTGCAACCAATTCCTTAAACTGAGTATCGATTACTCTAGTATAGGTAGCTGTACCGTAGACTTGCTTGGATAAATTTACCTGCTCTACCATTTTATCTTATTACTTTAAATATAATATTGTTGTCTAAAATTACTTCTTCGTTACTGTCTATTAATACTGTCTTTACTAAGACTTTGTATGATCTTTCTGGTTGTAATCCGTTGGTGTAGAGTACGAAATAGTTTCCTGAACTATCAGCACTCAACTTTGTATATGTAGTATCGAAATCTACTATCGTCTCCTTAGTCTTATAATCTTGTATTGACCAGTAACTTGTTTGAGGTAGATATTTCCAGTTTAAATACTCCGATCCTGTACCGAAATTCCTAACTGGGAATCTATCTCTAGCTTTAAACTTCATTCTATACCTGTTACCTTCTTTAAAATCTCCAGGGTTATTTTCAGCTAGTAAAACAAAATCATCTGCCTTTATAGTCTCTACTCCGCTACTAGTAACGTAGGTAGAATCATCCCATTTCATTTCAAGGCAAGGTGGGTAGATGGTATGTGTATCGAAAGAGAAGAATTTAGTTTCTAGTGATGAACTAGGATTCAATTCTAAAGATCCAGTTAGTTTAAGAAGTAATCCGTAATTTGGAATTGAACCTGAAAACCATTTATCTACTATCGATGTTACATTTAGGTTTAGATCTTTGTCTGAAATGTAATTGAAAGATTGTGAACCTGAATAAGTACTATTCCATGTACCTCCACCTGTCGTATATAAATAGCTGTGACTGCCACTTAGTGGGTTCCAAACTGCAGATTGACCATAAGCTCCTACTGAGGACCAACAAACTCCGTTTAATGGGTTTGGTACATCAGCAAACTTACCTGTACCCATCGTCCAGCTTTCTGAAACCGGGTAGCATTCTATCGTATAGTTTTGAGGTAGAGCTGAAGCATAGGCTAGATACATCTTTAGACTCACCTGGAAAGATCCTGTTCTAAATCCTTTAATGGTTGCGATATCTTGATCGGAAAACGCTATTACGGTTCTCCTGATATCATCTAGTCCCGTTGCTACTCCAATAGCATTATTACTATTAATCGAAGAGATTTCTAGAATCTCATCAAGGCCTGCATTAGCGGTAGGTGAGCTAGAGTAAAGGGTTGCGTCTTTTTCAGGGAATATTTTGTATACTGACATAGTTGATATAATTATACTTATAACTATAATGTATTGTTACTTTTTAGGATAGTAACGCGTGATATGTTTGAAAATGCTTGAGACGATCTGCTAGGCCAATATGTCCTCCATTAACAGTTTTAGTAATTTTCTTTACAATTTCTTCTGTTGCACCTTGATCCGCTACAGAGTTTAATTTCATATTGATACAGTATTCCCAACATGCTGCATCTAATGCATACTTGTTATCAGAACGTAATAAATCAGCTGTCTCTTCTACTGTTTTACCTAGGTAAGTAGCATATCCTTTATAAGCTTCTTTACCAGTTAACTGTAACCAACCACCACCACGAAAACGGAAACCATCACCCGGGTTATTGTTACCCATTCTACCACCATAAACTGCTTCAGCAAGTTTTTCTTGGTTTTTAACATAGTCACTCGCTTTTTTCTTACCACCTGTTCCATCTAAATTAAATCTTGATGGCCAAATTTCTACTAATCTTGCTGGAGTAGAGTAATTCATACTCTCGGTTTTGATTGTAAAGTCACCACTTTCGTGAGCTATTTGAGCTAGAAAATGTGCTGCTCTAAGATTGGTATTAATACTGTACTTTTCAAAAGCCGGAGGCAGTATATCTAATACCGCTTGAGGGATTTTACCTTTTAATTTACTTAAATCCATGTTTGTTTTAGTTTTGGGTATTAATTATTTTAGTATGTAACTACTCTACCTTGAATATCTGTAGAAGGATATTTAACTTCAAAGATCGAAGGATCTAGTGAAGGGTAAATAACTCCTTTCAACGTTGCTGCTGTGATATCGTAAGCGTATTTAGAATATCCTAATGATTCACCTGTATTATTTGTAATATTCACTTTCTGTACTGTTTGCACACCCTGTATTTGATCTATTAACGTATAGATTTCTGATACTATGATTGGTTGATTGATTTGCCATTTATCAATATTAAAGTAATCCTGTACTGCTAAGATGCATTGTGCTAATACGTCTCTACTAGCATAGTTGGGTCTTAATATGACATCAAATGATACTCCGATATTAATCACATAAGCACTCTTTAGATTTATAGCATCTGTTAACATTCTATACTGAGATAGATATGTTCTAAGATTTTGCTGTAATATAAAAGGTGGTTGTATTAAGTTCTTATTGATATCATAAGCTAATGTATAGAGAGATGTAGCTAAAGGATCACTTAGAGATTGATCTCCACCTGTATCTTGTTTATAGATTACATCATCCTTGGTTACGTATGCCTTAGCAATCTGTCCGAATTTAGAAGGCATATTATATGCAAATCCTAGATAATCCTGTTGAGTAACAGCTCTCATCTGAGAAGGAAATTGATTTAACGTATTTAATCTCAATTGCTCTATAGTGTCACCGTCCCCACCTCCTACTGCTGGAGTAGCATTATTGATTGCGACTGATTGTAGTATCTGTGCTCCTACCGTATTATTAACAACACCGCCTGTGAAAGATGAATCGTAAGAGATAACTTTTGTTAATTCGTTAACCGGTACGTTAGCTTGAGCTCCACCGCCTACTAGGTAGGTTATTGTTAGAGTGGTTCTATTTGGAGCTAACCCGTAAGTCGTTGTTGTTGTAAAGTTTGCAGGATCATAAGCTACATTATTCTTACTCAATCCGTCGATTGTACCTATGCCTACATTAGCTACATTAGGTAAGACAGCTTCATCACTAATCGTATTAATACCAGATCCAAATTGTAGTTCTAATGTTTCATCTGTTTTAAATCTAGTTGCAAATCTCCTAGGCACAGTTCGTAATTCTAGGATATACGGTACAGTACCGGCATACGCAGCATAATCTGGATTAATAGCAGGTACATTCTGTACAGCTTTTAAGATAACATCTTGAGCTAGATACGGAACTTCGTACCAAATATGTCCATCACTGTCTACTACATTAGTTATTTCGATTATGTTAGTGTCTTGGATGAGTCTTGTGTCAAACTTCTGTGCTGCATCAAAAGTAAATGTTGTAGTTTTAACTGTTCCAGATAGAGCTTTTACAGTTTTCTTAGCCAGATAATACGTTGGTACGTTACCTGAAGTCTGATATACTGAGATATCAGTAGGGTTGCTTGATGAAGAAACAGCGAAGTTTATCTTCTCAGGTACATAGAAATTAGATACTCCATTAGTATTTGAACCTACTTGCATACCTTCGTTAATAATCAAAGCGTAATTAAAGTCAGGTGCATAACTTGTACCGCTGCCTGATGCAGGTAGTAGTTGGTATACATCTAGATCTACTGTTGCTGCTGATGTTATTTTAGGTCTATACCCTAACATATACGCCATTGTAAAGAGGTTATCTTTTTGTTTTGCGTACTGTAGAAACGTTTCTTGTAGCTGATTATCAAGGTAAAATGATAGTACATCACCTACATAAGCTGCCATCTCAATGAACATAGTTCCGGGAGAGGCGGTTGAGAAATCGTTATAGGTTGTTGGAAAATATGCTTTAGCATACTCAATCAACGCTGCTTTAAAATCAGTAAAATCTTTATTAAGATACTTTATATCTTTTGTATTTGTACTATTGCTGGCCATTTGCGAAATTTAAAAATATCTGGTCTAACTGACCAGTATTAACTATACTATAACTAAATAGTACGTTGATTGTGTTTTGATCGTATAAAGGTTTCACCTGTACCTTTGTTGTTAATACGTTAGGAAAATTAGCTTCCACCCCTATCCTGATATTAGCTTCTATGGTTGCTATAGTATCGTCGGTGATCTGTTCAAATAACTGCTCTCTTAATCCAGCACCAAAGGTAGGTCTAAATACTCTCTCCCTTCTACCTGTTAGTAGGTAGTTGATGATATTGTATTTCAACTGTTCTTGGGTTGTATATACTGAAGTAAATACATTAGGTGCAGAGAAGGGTATTGCTACTCCGATTGCAGTACTTGGTTTTAAATCAAGTGGGTTTATATTTCCAACTACGTATGCCATTATATTGCGCCTTTACTTTTTAATGTTTGCATCATTGCACTAAAGTCTGGTACAGCATCGATATTAACTTGATGTATATCTGTAACCGGTCCTGTGCTTGCTATCATCTCCTGTACCGATTCTACAACTTGAGGTTCTGCCATCGGCATACCTGCAGATTGTTGGTACATTTGTGGAAACCCTTGAGCCATTCCTGCATCTGCATTTACAAGTGATCTGTATTCACTAGTATCCATACCGTAAGCTGTTTCATTGAGTAGGTCCATAATAGGGTCTCCTGTTGATACTTGGTGTGTAGGTTTTCTGCTTACTGCAGGTGCTTTTGTTTTGATACTTTCTTTTAAGGTATCGGTGTATGTCTTAGTTATAGGTGTTGTATTTAGAGGCTGTTTTTTCATCTCTAAAAGAATTGGACGAAGTTCTTCTTTGAGAACCTGTCTCAACTCCTCTCTTATTAGTTTTCTGAATGCATCTAATTTTGTCATATGTTTATAAATATTTTTAAATCCTAAATTTAGCTTGTTCTACCAGTACTAATTCCTACTTCTCCTTGAGCTGCTAGATCATTTTTTAGTACCTGGTTTGCTTTTTGCTTTAGTATCGAAGGTGCTGTTGTACTAGTTGAAATCGACTGCCACTTTGCTCTTTGAGAAGGTGTTAACAGGTTACTATTTACTTTTGTACCTGTTGAGATGGTTTGCATCTGTGCTTGAATAGGATATTTTGATGAAGAGCCAGCTAGGTTTGCTAATGCTGCAGATCTAATTCCTTGTGCTGTCTGTGCGGTTGAGCTAACTAATTGTTGTTGCATTTTACGTCTAAACTTCTTACCGCCTTTATTAATACCATCTACAAAACTTGATACCTCTCTCTGAACTGCTGCTGCATTGGTGTTTAATTTCTGTTCATTTACTATACCTAACATCTTATAAGTATCCTGAATATCTGTACCTGTTTCTATAGGAAGACCGGAGTTTTGCAGTAGTAGTTTTATTTCTTCAAATAATATACTGTTATCTGTAGCAAAGGTTAATTCTGTCTCTGCTACCAAGACTCCTCTTTGATCTAGAGCGATCGCCTTTCTTCGCTTATACTTAATTCCATTATCTACTAATTCTTCTTCTACAATTTTCAAAGTATAGCTACCGTATTTTTGTTGATTTTTATCTACATTAGCGTAATCCTTTACAAAGGTTTTAAGATTAACGGCTGTGTTACTTAGTACTGCTTTAGAATCTTTTAAACCTTGTAATGTTGGTGAATTCTCTGTTGCTTTACATACTTCTAAGTTATAGATTAATGGTTCGATAGCAGCTTGTAATTCAGTTACCTTACCTAGTACTCCTATCGTAAAATTATAGATTAGATCTATTAAAGCTTGTATCTCACTGACTCTTTTCTTAGCTTCTAAGATCTGTTTCTTTAGATCTTCAACCCCAGTTGCTAATTTAGTTGTTATTGTAGTTACTGTTAAGAGTCCTGGTATTGCTATTGATGATAGTACTGCTTTCACTACTGTGAATACTTTTACAAGTACGTCTAGTACTTTACCTACAATCTGTAGTATATTTAAGTAACTTACTATCTTTAATCCTATTTGATTAATACTCTTTAGTAAAGTTGTTATCTGTTGGAGTGCTGGTATTATTTGAGCTGGATTGATTGTCTTCTGTAGATTCTGTATCTGAGATGCTAGGTTTAGGCCAGGTACATTAGATGCTAAATTAATTAAGTCTTGAGCTGTTCCAAGATTAGCTAGGTTATCTAGAGTCGATCTAACTCCTTGAATACCAGATAGTATCCTCTGAACATCTGCATTAGGTATCTGGTTTAAGTTATCCTTACCTATACTCACATTAGTTATACTTCCTACTATATCGTCTATATAATTCTTAGTAACGACTATTTGAGGAGAGATAGCAGCTACGTCACTATCTATTGAATTCGATAATTCATTTATACTTGTAAGTAATGCATCTCTCTTTTCAGGATTCTTGATCACTGCTGCCGATAGTTGGCTTGTATCTAATTGATTGGATAATTTTTGAGCCTGCTCTTTTACCTTATCTAGTTTTTTACTTAGCGCACTACTTAATCCGTCTAGTTTAACGTTCTGTAAAGTCGTTGTTACGATATTACACAAATCATATTTAGACACCTCTTGAACTAAAGGTAAGACGCCGTTAATATTTTTACTAGTTCCGGGTAACTTAATACCTCCGCTTTTTTTCAAAGGATCTCCGTAGTAGATCTGGTCTATCGCTACTTCTAGAGTTCCTAACTGTCTAGATATATTTGTTACAACATTTTCTATACCTTTTGCCATTATCTCGTATAAGTTACTTGTGATAATAAAGCCCCACTTTGATTTGCAATTGCAGCCAATTGAGGAAATTCCTTTTGTATAACTGTACTTGCTTTTACGATCCCAGGTATTGATGTCTCTAATTCTGTTTCCGATATCTGACCTAATGCTACACTCAAAGCCCCTAGCATCTTAATCATTCTATTCAGTAACTGTACTGTAGAATTACCTAGTAATACCGGCTGTCCTATAGTTTCTGCTTCGTATCCTAGTTCGATCTTAGGTGAATTTACGATAACTCTATTTGAGACATCAAAGTTAACTGTACCGAGAGAGGATAGAGCGATAGACTTTTTACCGAATATTAATGTACTATCATCTTTTGAATGAATCAACACTCTTCCAGATGACAATATGATCTGGTTATCTTTATAAGATCTTTTTTCTGGTATATATGATGATTGAGCCATTACTTAGTGTTTAGTTGATTTTGTGCTTGAGACTGTGCTGAAGTTGAATCTGTGCTTACAGGTACAGTATTTCTTGCCTGTACTTGATCTACTGTTGGCTTAGTTCTACTAGCATAAGAAGTCATTGGGTAATTATCTAGATCTTTTATATAGATAGATTGTCCTGAGCAGATATAGATAGAGGAAGCATCTGAATTGATATCTTCTATTGTAGGTATCCAGGCTTCTTTAACTGTTTGTTTACCTTGACCATTTCTTATTATAATGATAGGATCACCACTTATACCTTGACTACTCCATGGATTAACCGTACCGTTACCTTTTACTGTTGAACCTAATCTAATTGACTGTCCCCATCTACCTTCTACTATACTATCCCCTTCGTAATACTGTAAATTCTTAATATCGGACTTCTCTTTAAAAGTACCACCTAACGGGTAACTTATTGATTCCGATACGTTTGAATAGGTTGCACCTGCCTCTGTTGCAGCATACCCTGTTTGTTGAGCTTGTGTAAAATTACCGTATTGAACTAAGTCTGGGAAAGCATTATGATGTGTTGATCCCCAGAGGTTATACGGTTCTCTGTAATAGTATTGCTTACTTGAAGCATCATCATTTAAGTTAGGTGATGGACCGGCGATTAATTCTACGATCTCTCCTTCTACAGGGTATTTTTTAATCGCCGTACTTATAGGGAGTGCTAGAGGTCGAATACTGTCTAGAGTTTCTACTGAAAGATCTGTATAAAGTATTGTATATAAGATACCTCCTACACTAGCCCATTCACCGTTATTTTTAAAATACGTATCTATATTACCTCTTGAATCTCTAGGACCTAGAATAATTCTATTGACCCTAGCTACGATGGTGCCCTGTCCTAGACCCTGTGTGGGATTTTGGTTATACAGGCTGTAATTTACTCCAAGTAGGTTAGATGCCATAAGTATTAAGCAGTTAGTTTTTTAGTTACTTCAGGTACATCTATCTTTTTAATTTCAGCGAACAACAATTCCTTATCTTTTTCAGATAGTAATTCTGTATCGCCTTCTGCTTTCGCTGCCACCGACATAGCCTTTTGAACTATGCCCGCCATCTTAATCAAAGCTTCATCATTCTTAACAGCTACCTCCATATACCCCTGTAGTAAAGGTACGATTAGAGTAGCATCTCCAGGTTCAGTAACCATGTCTTTTAACTGGCCGACTAAATCCTTGAGTTGTTTTTCTTTGCTTCTGCTATTATCGTAAATATCTTTGAGTAGAGATGAAAAACTCTTACCTTTAAATAACTCTTGTTCGAAATCCATACACTGTTCTTTACTAATAAATAGATCTTTTCTATAAAAATTACGAAGGGTGTCCTTGTTCTAGATACTTGTTGTGGAGTTTCTTATAGAGAGTTTTAAGCTTTTTAATGACTTTTGTAATGGTTGGGGTACTAGTTTCTGTAATTTCTCGGATATAAATGTATAAAGCTTTCTTGGATAAGATATCTAGATTCTCTCTCTTTTTAAATAATTCTAGTATAGCATCTGCTACTCTAGCCTCTTTTTCTTTAGGAAATAGCGTAAATAATTTATCGTCAATATAGTCTACATAAACATCTGTAAAATTAACTCTACCTAATTCATAATCCACTTCATCTACCAATCCTCCAACAATAGTCTGATCTGTATCAACTTCATCTAAGGTAGCTTTATTCTTAAGTTTCTTATAGTTATTGTTATTGTAAACAATTAAGTACCTCTTTACAATTGTACCAAAATACGAGTAAGCTTTACCTTTTTCTTGTTTATATAACTTTAACTTCTCTAATAGTACGCATACCACTTCGTGCTTTAACTCCTCTATCGTCTCCACCTCTGAATAATAAAATTTAAAGGTGTGTATGATATTCTCTGCTAATTTATGAAAGGCATAATTGATATGCGTATTAAAGATTTCATTCCTCTCTATATCATCTTCACTCTTAGTATATCTTACGATTGCATCTTCAGTCTCTTGGGTAAAATAGATATTAGCTTGTTTAGGCTTCCTCTTTCTTACCGTGCCTTGTTGTGTGAGTGTGATTTCGATCTCGGGTGTGAATATATCCATTCGGTTAGTTTATCTTGTTGGTAGTGAATTGATTTAGGGCTGCTTGGATATCTTTAACGGTTGTGAAAAAGATTCCTATTTCATCATCACTCTTAAAAGCACCTAGTTTATCTATCTCTTTTAATACCCTATCCGATTCTGTGATAGTATTAGAAAGATCGGATAATATCTGATCCCTCTCAACCACCATCTTCTCTAACTTAGTATTCTTACTGTAAAGGTTATAGATTACATATCCTAAGATTGTAACAATCCATAACATGACGCTTGCTATTATCATATGTTATAAGTTTTTTAATATGTTAGCCAAACCAGGATTAGCTTTACCTATCTTCGATACTGCTTCTTTTCTAGCATCTACTGAAGTAAAACTCTTAGGTTTAGGTTTTGAAGGAGTGACACCGCTAGTTAATCTCTCCATCCACACCCTCTCCCATTCTACTCTAGCTGCTAGTAAATCAGCTTGGTGTAAGATTAAAGGTAAAGAGGTTCTTAATCTAGCTTCGTTCTGGTAAGATATTAAATAAGGTTTATTAGATTCATCATATAAACCATCGTGTAATTTAATACCTAGGTATTCATTCTCAGTAACTGGTACACCTATACTTTGTAAGATAAATAAAGTACGATCTGGTACAGTAGAGAAAGTTAGAGCGGTATTAATTTTATACATGACTCCTTGATTCTTTACCTGCCAGTCATTATCATTAGGAAATACTCCAGACTTATCTCCTAGACCTAATTTACCTAAGTCATGATTGATAGCAGCGAAGATTAATTCCTCTTGCGTAAAGGTTAGAGGCGTGAATTGACTCCAGAGTTCACTCAATTGCAAAGAAGCCTTAACTACTCTATTGATATGGTCTACATAGCCTCCAGGGAGACAGTTATGATAGGTCTCTCTAATAGAAGCAGGTGCTAATACTAGATGATCTTCAATAGACTTATAATAGGTAAGTAAAGCTTCTTTACGCGGAGACTCGATATAGGTCTCGATGTTGGTCAAGAAGATTTGGTAATTTTCTTGAATCTGTTCAGCTGTTAATTGCATATTGTTATATATTTAATAACCAATATACGGACTTATTAGCTTAATTCCAACTATCGCTCTCATTATTTACTAAAGTTTGGATATCGGCTAACTTTTCTTTGATATCCTCAATCTCTAACTTTAGGTCTCTAATCGGTTTACCGATCGACATACTAGAATCTAGACTAGTTAAACGATTTACTACTGTCTCTAGTTTACTAGTAACTACTTGTTTATTTCTCATAAGTTTTGTTTTATTAATATAACGGCGTGAGGTATTGAATCATAAGTCATAACAGTATCGCTAAAAGCAGTATGTTGACAATCTTCACCCGTTAGGTAAATACTTTTAGTTAATTTTTTAATGTGTATGATAGGATATATAGTAGTTGATAGTAATCTTTCTACCTTATCTGCTAATTCTGCATTAATATCGGCATCGATATTCCTATAACTAATACCTTGACCATTTAGTTCTTTTACTAGAGCATTACATCGACTACAACCTTCTAGCGTATATATTTGTAACATTTTATTTTTATTTTTTATTCTCTCTTTCTTTCTATCTTGCTATTTTTTAATAGCTATTGATTTAGCAAAAAGCTAATGTTTTTTCTTCATATTTCCAACTAGTTCACTAACTTTTTTTCTAGCAGGTCTAGTATCAGTACAATCTCTATAGATTCTTCATAGTATTCGTACTGGGTATATAGATTTAGTAATTTTTTGAAGTAAGTCTGCAGGCTTGTAGCCTGTTTTAGATCTAGCTTTTTTAAGAACTCCTCAGGATCAGATTCCATAGCCTCCCACACTCCCATCACAGCTATATCCAGTATTTCAAACACCGTATCTATTATCCCAGGATCAACTTGAGAAAGAAATTCAAAGTCAGCATCATCGTAAGGAAGATATTCGGTAACCATATTCTTATATATATCTATATAGTTATAAATAGTACTAGACACAAAAAAACCCTCCCTCTAGAAATAAATTAAAGAAGAAAGGTTATCTTGGATTCTAGCCCTTTTTTTAAAGGCCTTATACCTTTGTTATGATTTGAGATAGACTAGGGAGATGAAGGGCTATCCATTGTCTGGCTACAGGTTTGATAGTCTTGCCCTAACACCTCAATGATATCGGCCGCGGACTTAGAATCGATATAAAATCCCTCTCTTTTTGTCGACACCCTATAACCTCTCTCCTGTAGATATTGATGAACGTCCTGTTCTAGATAACGAGCATTGACGCATTTATATCTAAAGACTGGAAACCATGGAGAGATGACACCGGTTGCGGAATTGATCTCACGAGTCCGTTGCTCGACCGAGGTCGTGGTCATGCCGATTTTACATACACCTGGTATATCTTTATTGACTAGGATATAAACCCATTCTGGTTTACGGATACCACCTGACGGGTCAAAGATTGCATCACCGTAGTAATTGACCTGCTCCCATCCATCACCTAGTGGAGTGAGAGTAAAACCAATCGCCCTCTGACATAACTGGTTTGAAGACGGGGGTAGGTAGACATGATACTGTGTCTGTTCGGGGGTTAGTCTCTTCATTTGAATTAGGTTTTTTTAATAGCATCGTAAAACATTGCGAGGGGGTATTTGTAGACCCTGTAAAGTGTCTTGTAAGGATTTTAGTTCCTGGGGAGTTAATCTGAAGGAGAACCTACCTCTAATCCTTGATGGAACTATTTTAAGGGGTGTGGGTAAACAACCTTGTATTATATATCGAAATCTGTCTAGACTCGATACTATTACTGTTTTACCTTGAGAAGGATATATATTTTGCGTTGGGGATGAAATTTTTGGCGGCATTGAAATTTGGGTTTTATGTTTTTTAAATTTTTTGTCTGTTTGGAAAAAGATATGAAGATATATTTTGTATGGGGTCGAGATTTGAAGAGCGTGGCTAACTTCCATTAAGCCAACCTATCCTACCTAACACTGTATATGGGCTATAACCATGTTGGTGAAATAGTGGTGTCATACTGCCGTCAGTCGTGGTCGGACTTGGGTCACTTTTTCCCCCCGGTCAAGAAAAGAGTTTAGGTCCTAGTCCTTATTTATCTCTCTACATACGACCAGGAACCAGAGTATGGCTATAAACCTCCACACCCAGTGCCACTCCATTGGATTCCAGTTACCTCCTATTATACTTGATAGTAACCACATTATTAGGGTTGCTAGTATTAGTCTTAGTATCTTTATCATTTTTTATTAGTTTAGTTTATTCTGGATTGATTACTTACGCATCTTGGCTACTGCCTTTGCTAGTTCATCGAAGTCCTCAAAGGTAATCATTTGATCATTTATCTCGATACCCTTCTCAGTCACCTCTGCTATATAATCATCAGAGATATGTACATGAATAGGTTTAGGTCCCTTACATACCAGCTGTACTGATTGTAAAGGGTAGTAATAGTTCATACCTCTATCACCCAGCTTAACACCAGAACTACCCGGTTTATCTAGAACAGTAAACTCCTTACCTATAGCATCATACATACCTTCACGCCAGCTACACTCCCAACCCAAGTCATAATCAGGTACCTTATGAGTAACCATCACTACATCACCTACCTCCAGTGTACTTCTTTCTACTAAGATGTCATGGATACTCTTCTCCTTCTCCTTTACCCCTTCTACTTTGATCAGGTCTGATGCATCATAACTATTAGTACCTCCATTACTCCAGGCAACATAGTGAGATAGATCTTCACCCTCATTAATAATAGTTATCACACCATCAACATCCTTTGGATTATACTTACTAATACCGTAGAACTGTGATGCTTTACTAATCATTACTTTATCACCTACTTTAAATCTGTTATTCATAACGTTTATTTTTAATTGATTTATCTAAAGATAAGAAGAAGGCCCCT